ATCTGCAAGTAACAACATTGATTCAATAACTTTATCTGTTAATGACATTCTATATTTATTGTCAGCAAAATACTTAACGTGAGCTATTGCTTCCTTAATCTTTTCTTCGCACGCAACAATTTCGGATGCTTCATACATTTTTCGTTCATCACTGCTGTATGTTACTATTCTTTCATCATAAAAATTTAACATGTTTGGAAGTGGAATATCGATTACGTTTAAATGATTCCCTCTTGACCACTTAAAGCCCTGTAATCTTGCTATTCTTAAAATTTTAGAATATTCTTCCTGTGTTTTTACGAATACGCTTTTTCCAGTTAAATCAATCATCTACTCCACCGCCTTTCACGATTTCAATTGCCGTGTGCGTTTCAATAATTTCTCTTTTACGATCCCACCCCATGGGTCTTGCTATACAGCTTGCTCTTAAAATTTCATCCGTAACCTTTTCTACATCAAAAGCAGTCGGCTGTTTGTTGACACAATCAATAAACTCTTTCTGATCTGAACTAATACTTGTCCCGATCTCCCAAATTTTAATGTATTTGATTAATTCGTCTGCATCAATCAGTCTGCTCATCTGATTCCTCCCTGTGCTTACATTTTAGGCCCTCTAAAAATTACTATCATTGACGGAAACGGTGCGCTATTCTTACTGTCTCCGAATTTTAACCTTCCTTTCAAAAATCTAATTTCCGATCTGTGATATACAAAATCTTGAAACCATTTCGTATCTGTCCTTGCCGGAACCAGTAAAACAACGAGCGTATTCTCTTTATGTCCTTCCTGATAGCTCTTTTCAACCCATTGATATATTTCTCTTCCGTAAGGCGGGTTGCAAAACACTCGCATCCCCCCCAGTCCTGTATAAGACCATTTTCATTTTTAGTAAAAAATTTCTCGCATTTATGGTTTTTTGCGTCCGCGCATGGGTCTAGCGTGAAATCAAACTCTTTGTTTAATTCATCGAAAATATATTTAGGTGTAGCCCATTGATCGGAATTGCTGCTAAATAAATATTTTTCCATTTTTCCCTCTTATTCTGTTTCCTCCTGTAATAGTTCTTTATTGTCGAAAATGTTGCCAACTACTTCCATTTCGCACCTGTCGATATAATCTTTGGTCAGTGGCATTGACCAGCAGAAAGGTTCGCATCACAGCCGTAGATATCAATATCTGATTTCTTAATAGTGCTGTACCATAACACTTTTCCAAACAGTTCTCCTGCACTCATATCGCAGTATTTAATCATGCTTCCACACGAGCCATCTATAGCCCAGTATTTACCTGGGCCAGAAAAACAGCTTTTTTCCAGCAATTGACTAAGAAATTTTGTTGTTTCAGATCTTTTCATATTTCCACCTCACTATCCTCAGGCATATAAAACACGGATTCTTTCCCGCTCCAAGCATCATCGTTTTTTACCGACATAAATTTACAATATGCTTCCTGAATCATATCCAGTACTTTCATGGCTTTTGCTTTGGTGGAATATTTTCCGACCATGAGTGAGCCTGTGCCATCTTCGACATAGATATCCTCACTATCCTTTTCAGGGAATGCTGATACTGTACAAATATTGTCGAAATTTACAATCATTCTTTTATCTTGACTTCTGATTAACATTTTGCGTCCTCCTTCTCACTTGCTCTTCGATTCCACTGTTCTACAGCTTCTTCCTCTGTTTCTCTCCAACGTTCAACCATTCCATCGCATTCTGCGCAAGCTACAAGATATTCTTTTTTTGAATCGTTATATTCATTAATCAGCATTTCTGCTTTTCCTCCGCAAAACGGGCAAGGCTTTAGTTCCTCCATTGTGTCCTCGCTTTCTCATATAATTCAAAATATTCTTCCCATGTTTCTGGCAGTTTGATACAATCTGTCTCATAAGGTTGTGGATATACAGTATATCCGCACTTCGGACATTTAATTTGTGGTGGAAAGTCTCTACTCCATTCCATGTTTCCGCCACATTTCCTACAACGAATGTATCTCTCTACTTTCTTTGGTTTCGTTTTGAAGAATGAAGTGTAATTATTTTTTTTCATTTCTACCCTCACTTTCCCCATGTAAGCAACTGACACGCTATCAATTTAGATTTACGTTCATTTTTCTTGCTATAGTTTCTATAACTGTCACTGTTACGCCGTTTCCTGCCTGTTTGTATAACTGGCTGTCAGAATTAACAAACTGAGCCTTTTTAAAATAATCATCCGACCAACCTTGCAGCCGAAAACATTCTTTCGGTGTCAGCTTCCGGATTGCTATGTAACACTGATATTTTTCATACCAGACTGCATATGCAACCAATTCTTCCGACACTTGAACAAATATCCCTTGATTGCAGCTTGTGTCTAGTGTGTTTGCAATCTCTTTCCCAACTCTTCCTCTTCTTGTCTTACTACCTAGAACTGATAAATTCACAGCATCGACACCAACTCTGCACTCTGAATATCCTTGTTTTGTTGCTTCTGCTACCTTTACGCAAATATCTAAATTATTTTCTTGCGATTGTCCTCTAAGTATCGAAACTTTATTTCTAGGAGCAACTTTCCTGATTGTGCTTGCTGTAATGTTTTTGAACTTAACAGCAACAGCCGTAGCACCTCTGTCTGTTTGGCAAGCGAAATTTACTCCACTGTTTTTCTGGTATTGATTTTTCAATGTTCTGCATGTTCCATCTGGCATACAATTAAATCCAGTAGGTTCAATCGCTACGCCATGTATATCTGCTCTTGTAAGTGTAAACATTGGCTCGCCATTGTCTTTGAATCTTCTCCCATTCTGACGCTTTTCTACTCGATCCGGTGTCAGAACCGGAAGTGCTATCTTCGGATTGTTGTTATGTCCTGCCGAATGGCATTTTGCGATTCCATCAATTCCAAGCACTTTCCCATCTTGTGACGAATTAACTTCTCCTATGGTTTTTATTGCAATTCCACTATCCTGTCCGGCGTGGTTCGCTACGCCTTTGTAGTATCTTGCTTTTAAGCATCTTGCAGTGTCCGTCATTTGCGATCCCTGGTAACATAAATCTATGAAACATGGTAAGGCAGTGTGGTGTCCCCTTTCTTCGCCTTGACAGGTGCTTAATGCTTCTGTAATTCCATCTTGTACGAATACCTGCGTATTTCTTTTATATCCGTTCCTGTGTCCAATTATTTGAATACTATTTTCTCTGTCTGCTCTTTCGACAGGAAATATTTTTGCGGTACTTCTGCTTCTAAGATGTCCGATAATAAAACATCTTTCCCGGTTTTGTGGCACTCCAAAATCTTTGGAGTTGAGCACTTGCCATTCTGCATCATACCCTGCCCTATCCATTTCAATGAGCAGTCTGGCGAAATCCCATCCTCCATTAACACTAAGCAGATTTTTAACGTTCTCAATGAAAAGGTAAGTGGGTTTATCTTCTTCTTTGAGCTGTCCGACAAGGTACATAACTCTGAAAAACAGGCTTGAACGATTTCCTTGAAATCCGGCTTGCTTTCCTGCAACGGATATGTCCTGACAAGGGAATCCGAAACACCAGCAATCTGCTTTTGGAATGCCTCCGGCATACACTCTTCGAATGTCATTTGCATACCATTCTCCATTTCTGTATTCCTCCTTTAATATTTCCTTCTGTCTTTTCTTGATAGGAATATCTTCCAATGTCTTTCGCTGCTCTTCTGTCAGTAAGTGCATTGAGATGTAACTCGCAGTAGCAAATTTATCGAATTCGCAAAAACCAACGCATTCATGCCCCGCTAATTCCATTCCCCTGCGAAATCCTCCGATTCCTGCGAAAAAATCTATAAACTTCATTTTAAACTCCCATCTTCTTAACCAGATTCTTATTCATCTCATCAAATCTTACATCTGTGTTCTCCTCAATGTCCTGCATCATGTTCAGGACGCTCATTTCGCCCCTATTTGCCATTTTGACGTATTCGTTGGCAGTCCGCATGACTGTGAGCAAACGTTTCGTAGAAAAGCCATATAAGCGTCTCAGAGCCATCATGGTGGTGACAGTGTTGATCGTGTTGCTCCAATCTTCACCAACAGTAAAACCATCTTCATAAGCTTTCTTTTCCATTTCCTTAAGCTCTTTCTGGCAGTTCTGGATAGACTGTGCAAACATATGAGCCTGCTGATTCGTATATGGAATGAATGCTTTCTTTTTCTGCTTAATTTTTAGGTTTCCCATCCAACAGCCCTCCTTATGTTTTCTGTTAAAGCATCAAACTGTTTTAACATCTTCCGACATCCGTTTCTGGTCACCTGCATATCTTCAGCGGAGTCATCTATCCAATATTTGCCGTCAATCAGATAGCTGTTATCCAAGAATGTACGGAATCTGCATTTTGTAAGTCCGAATTTATTCATAATTTCTCTTTGCGTCAAGGACTCTACAAATTCACCGTTTGCTGCAACAATATCATAAAGTTTCATTTTATCTCCTTGCTTATCTTTCTTATTCCGTACCCAACTGGAGCATATGCTCTGTCAGTACTGGGATGGTTCGTTCTGAGTAGGTCATCATCAATTAGCTGGTTGATATGTTTCCAGACCGTAGCTCTCCCGGCATCCACCCTTTCAGAAATTTCTGTAATTGAAGGTGCATATCCAACCAGTTTGACATAACTGACGATATACATATATATTTCTTTTCTGAGGGCTTGTCCCTGTTCGTATCTATTCTTTGTGTTGTACGGCATTTTGATTCTCCTTTTCCAATTCTTTTGCCTTATTAAACATCTTGGAAAGATAATTCGAATAAGCAACAAGCATGTGATCTACGAATCCATTTTTGTTATATTTTTCAGATACAACATGGATCTGTTCAACTACCTGCTGCCAGTATTCATCTTTTGCCTCAATTCCGGCAGTCTGGAGGACCAGTGCCGGAAAGTCAATCTGTAAAAACTTTATGGTGTTCGGTATCTGCTCGTGCGTCACTCTCATACTTATACACCTTCTTCTGCCTCAAAACTTTGTTCAAGAAGTCTCTCGTTATCCTTGCTAAACGCCTTGATATAGCTTTGTTTTATTGGTCTGATAAAATGTATGCCGTCTGCTGATTTCGCACGTGAAACAGCCACGTAGAACTGTCCTGGATCCCAACAGCAAGGATCAATATTAATCTTTTCAAATGTCTGTCCCTGTGATTTATGAATACTGATTGCCCAGGCAAGTTTTACCGGGAACTGTGAAAATGATCCGGCTTTTTTACGGCTGATCTTCTCTTTTACGATTTTCTGTCCGTCTTTTTCCTGTTCAGACTCCTCAATGACTTGCTTTTCAATGTCCTTACTGTATCTGTACAAGTTAACTGTTTTGCCCTTATCAGTCTTGATAACCAGATAGGATTCTTCAAATTCTCCGTTGTCCACAATTTTCTGAATAATGCCAATCGTTCCATTGACGTAGTTTCCAGACAGATCATTGACTGTAATCATCACTTTTGCACCGATGTTAAGAATTAAGTCCTCTCTGGAAAATGCAATGTTCTTAATATCAGCAGACGTTAATTCTCCGTCAACTGCTGCATGGAATATCTTTTCGGTCTTTTTATCCAATTTCCCGAGGAAAGTATTATTAATCCGATCAGCTTCAGCATTTGTTCCAACCAGGAATGGTGCTTCTGGTATAACCTTGTCTGATTCGTTATTCTCCAGATATGCAATGGATTTTCTAATATTATTGCCATATTTAATATCATTCAGCACATACTTAAATCCCTCATCATTCTGCCTGCATACCTCATCAAGTTTGATATATTCAAACCCCATTTCTTTCCAGTATTCAGACATGAAAGCATATCCGTGTTCGTACTTTCCACCCTTTCCATAATCAGATCCATACATCCGACAGAGAATTTTTCGATCGTCTGTCGTAATAACTGGCGGAAGCTGATAGAAGTCACCAATTACGATAAGTTGTACATCTTCCTTATCGCTGCCTTCTAATAATCTTTCAACGGCTCTCTCTTCGTTTTCCGTGATAATTGTCTTTGCAATCATGTTGAACAGGTCAAACCGGCACATACTGATTTCATCAATGATGAGAATATCTGCTTCTTTCAGAAGTTCAGCTCTGGATTTTACTTTTTTCTTGTAGTCCTCAAACTTAATTGAGATATTCAATGCACGATGCACGGTAGTAGCTCCATATCCGATATTGTCTGCTGCTATTCCGGTAGTGGCAGATACCAGAACACTTTTACCAGCTTTTTCCGCCTCATCAATAAACGTTTGAATAACCGTTGTTTTACCTGTTCCTGCATCTCCCGTAAGGAAAACATTACTGCCAGACAACATTGTGTCCAATGCGTACCGCTGTTTTTTATTAAGCTTCTCTTTTTTCATTTTTGTAACCACTCCTTATGCCTTAGTAACCAATTGTAACAATCTGAATTTTCATACAATTTAATTTTATTTTTTAATTTGTGCAATCATTTTATTTTTGTAACCAACGTGTAACCAACATTTCAACTACATTGGTTACACCGCAAACCCTTATTTTATGCGGGTTTCAGAGTTATGTAACCGTGTAACCAATGTAACCAAGGTTTTCCTATAGGAGATTGCAATGTATATATGATTTTTTTATATATTTTTTTATTCCCTATACACATGCTTTTCCGCGGGTTACATGGTTACATGGTTACAAATCACGAAAACGGAACACTTGTTCCAGTATTAGCAGGTATAAAATCAGCTTCAACATGCTCATTTTCCTGTTCGTCTTCAAGATCTTTTATATCAATAATCTTTACAGCAACAAGTCTCATTACACTTCCCCCATCTCTTTTTATTACCGTATCCCTTTTTCCTGTATGCTTAATTAATTCTCGATTAATCGCCCATGCTGAAAAGGCTTTTCTGGAGAATCCGTTGTTCTTCAGGAGATTTTCAAGAGGCTTTGGATAAAAATACACATATACGTCTCCGTACTCATCTGGTGTCTCTTTGAATCCCCACTGATCGCAGCTGAATTGCGCATCAAAGTGCTGTCCGTATACTGAAAGGCTTTCAATGATAAATTCATAGCATCGTTGGCCCTCCGATACATCTTTCTTGCGTGTAGGTATGTCTGCAACATCCTCGACTGTCAGCTCACGTCCATCCTTAAATATGAAATCTGTAGCTAATTTGTCAGCCAGAAGCAGTGTAGATATTGCCATGACCTGTTTTGCTGGAAAATTATATCCATCAAAGCCCTTTTCAATATCAGATTTCATTTCTTTTAATTCATCTGGTGTAAATCTCTTAAGATTCCCAACAAACACTCTTCCAGCAAAACCATAATTTTTCATTACAGTGCTATTAATCTCTGCTGGATTCTCATAAATATCTTCGCAGCACTCAATTTCAATAATTCTGTTGATTGCTCCACCGGAATCTGCAAATTCTGAAATAGGATTCTCGCCGTTGCAGATAGTGACACAATTCCAAGTTTTTTCTTCTGCAACACCAAGATCTTTGTTTGAACGCCCTTTTCCTTTCCCGGCGCAAAGATTATAAATCAATGATTCGTAGTTATCCTGCACGTACTTAGATGCGTTTTTAGAATCATCTAACACCATCGGCAAACTATTGAGCATATCTGCACGAATTTCCAAATTTGTATCGCTTGCTCTGAAATTTCCCACATAAGCTCCTGGAGCAGGATCCCCCCAGATAGAAGCGGCTATGTTAATGGTCACCGTTTTGCCTCCGCCTGTCTGCCCATAGAAATCTACGATGAATGGCAGTGCATTAAGTGGATGTATAAGAACACTTGCAAAAGATGCTGCAAGTGCTATCCGTGGCTCTAATCGTCCACACGACCGTAGCTGCTTAGCTAGAGTCACCCACTTAAAGTAATCTCCACCTTCCTGTATACTCTGGAATAGCGTTCTAAAGCGGTATTCGCCATCGAAAACAATCGAAAGATCGTACGGGACAAATACATCACCATGCCACCCAAGCTTACTCGTAGAACGTTGTATGTCTATCATATCGGCATTATACATTTCTACATCAGATAAATATTTTATGAGGAGTTTTGCATTCTCCGCATTAACTTGAACTCCATAATCAACAAGCTCGACAATTTTTTGTGTCGAAGCTATATTGCTTTTAGGAACAGTCATTTCAGACCAAAGTCCATCTCTTTTAAAAGCTATGGTTATCTGTTCCTTATTGGTTTCAAGATTCTTTAATCTTTTGATTGGCATTATTGGATGGTGGCACACAAGTTCCCTTGCCTTGGATGTCTCAGAAGAAAATATTCCGTTTTCTGTAGCTATCCAGCTTCCGCAAGCCATGTTAGGATATTCTTTTCCAATATCATCCTCATAAAAATTTGTAATATTTTCTACAGTTTGCAAAGAACGATTTGCTTTTTCTTCCTTTTCTTTGTCCTGTTCTGCTTTCTGGAATTCTTTTATGAATTCCTCGGCTATGCTTTTTACTCTCAAGCTCTTCGCTCTGTCCATTAACTTAAATTTAGCTTCCGAACGGTCAATTTTATTTTTTATTGAAAAAAGTTCTTCATATAACTGTTTCTGCATAAAATCGTTTGCTTGCAAATTTTCAATATTTTCAAGAATGTTTCTCACCTCCTGTCTTAGCCAACAATATTTCGTATCTGCTTTTTTCTTTTTCAAGGTTGAACTGGCACATATACCACTCTTCTGAACCAGGAGGGAAAGTTTTTAGTGCTGTTTCGTACATAAACATGTTCTTTTCTACCTGTTCAAGTTCGCTGGGATCCTGAGCGGGATTGCATTTTTTTGATTTGATATCTCTCATTTCATGTCTGATCTGGTTGCGGCTTTTACCTTTTTTTGATACATAAGTACCGCCCAGCTCAATAAATGCAGTACTAAAAGGAACGGATTCATATTGCATTACGAAATCAAACACATCGCCACCGGTTCCACAGCCGAAGCAGTAAAAGGAATCATCGTAAATCTTACATGACGCTGACTTTTCCTTGTGAAATGGACAACATATAAATCCTGCTCTGTTTGGTTTTAGTCCATACCTGGAAAGTATCTCCGACATTTTCACTGACTGTTTGATTTCTTCTTTCGTCATGTCAGCAACTCCACGATTCTCCGCCCGGTTTCTTCTTTTGTACAGAATTCAAACTGGACGTTATATCGGTCTCTGATAGTGCAAAGGGAACGAAACAGAGAAACTCCTTTAATTTCTTTCTGAATATATTTTTCTTTCATTCGTATTGTTCTCCCATTGATGTTTCTTGCCCTCCAACGAAACCGCTCCATTTCTGGCTGGTAAAAAAAATACACATCTTCAAGGCACTTTACATCCTCGCCGTGTTCGCAAAGAATGACTAACTTTGATTGATTATTAATAGGCTTTAACAGTTCTCTTTTAAACCTTTCATGTTGAGCACATACATTTCCATATAACTCTTGTAGATCTTTTTTTGTATCTATAGATAATGGAATAACTGCTTCCAGATCCTTTTTGCATACCTTCTTTTTGCTGTCAATAATAGATTGAATCTCATCCGTAATCTTACAGTAATCGCCAAATGGAAGTGATACAGGGACAAGAATCGCCCCCATATTTTCCATTTGTTTGTGCTTAACAGAATTTGATTTTCCATGTGAACCGGAAAACTGGTTTTTGTCTACCGCAATTTTCACAAAATCACCTCTTAATTGAACGGAAGGACATCATCTGCTACGTTATCTGGAATGCTCATAAAGTCCGTACCTGCCGGATTGGCTCCCATGATAGCTTCTTCCTTCAGATGATCGTCATACGCTTTTGTGGTACGCTCTTCTGGGATATCTGCGTCCTTAATTCCCTCCACACTGCGGAACCATGCTAACTTGTGACGTTTCACTTCTTTATTGCCGTACCAGTCTTTCTCCAGACGGAAGATGCCACCGATCAGCTTGCCTTTGAACTGCTGTCCGAAGTTATCGCCCCACTTAACAGCAAATCCAGGATTTGACTTTTCTACGCATGTAATGAATGTTTTGAGATTACGAACACCATAATCTACACTATCGTCAATAACCATGTAGTTTGTGCCTGCATTCGGATATTTCTTATCTGGTCGGATATCATTTTCGAACTGCTTCATAAAATATCCAGCCTGTTCGTCACCGTCGGCAAAATCAAACAGAATAACGAGCATATTTTTAGTTTTTCCCTCATCGTCTGGTTTTGACTGACGTTCAGACACCTGTTTAATCACCATTTTATGACCGCCAGGCTTAATTGGTTCAAATTCTCCTGCTGCCTGTGTTGTATCATACATTGCCGGTTTATTCATCTTTATTCTCTCCCTTTCCTAATTCGTAATAATCTCTAATAATCTTGTCTACCGCTGCCAGATCATTGTCTATGGTCAGTGAATCAAACATACCAATCGGTGATTTGCTGACAGCTCCCTGACTTGCCTGAGTGACAAATAAATGCTTTCCACTCTCTTCAATACAGCGGAGAACAATCGTAAAAAGACCTTCTAAACAAATCTTTTCGTCAAGTAGTTTTCCGATGGTTTTCGGCTTCACATCTCCAGAATCATCCTTTTCTTCATGCATCATCATATATACTATCTTGTCCTGCGGCACTTTCGTGACAATAAACTGGATAAGATTCCAGAAATAGTCTCCGATATCATTGTACAGAGCAAACACTGCATTACCTTTTCCGGAAGAAGCGTGTCCTCTCATAAAGTGGTTGGTGATAAGATATCCAGCATCATCAATCACAATAGAATCCGCTTTTGATGCAATTAGGCATTTCATTACCTGCTGGTAATCATCTGTAAACCATCCGTCAATTTTCCCCTTGAATGGAAGTGGCTTGTTTAATACTCTGATAAGGTTCCAGTTTTTGTTTTGACAGTTTCTAAGACTAGTACTTTTTCCGGATCCAGATTTTCCAATAATCAATACTGGTGTTGCCATTGTTATTCCTCCTTGTCATAAACCACATGCTTGCTGCCCTCAATAATCAGCAAGCTTGCAATATTTTTCATTGATATGGTTGATTCGTTATAAATCTCAACCAGTGCGTTGTATGCGTCCGGTGATACTTTCACGACCGGGCTATCCTTATCGGTTGCCGGCTGCTTCTTCCTTGCCGGAATACGGATTTCAAATTCACTCACTAATACTTTCCTCCTTATATGATTTTTGAGCCGTTAAAAGCCCATTTAAGGCTTGTACGTAGCTTGCCAATGTTCTTGCCTTGTATGATTCTTCTATCGGATTATCCGGCACAATAGCAAGCTGGGTGTCGATTAATCTAACAATCTCATTAATGCGCTCTTCCATGTTTACACCGCCTTAAAAAAGCAATACACATTGTCAGAACCATCCCCTCTCACCGGATTTTTTTTGCCATTCGAAAATACTCCGCCGGCACAGTGATACTCGAGGTGATTCAGATACATGTCCGGATTTTCCCAATCAAGAATGTACTCTTTCCGTCTGTTCAGCTCCGTCATAAGCTCGTTCGCCGTTGTTATCAGTTCCATTGTCGGCAGGAGCTTCAACTCCATCTGATTCAACATTTAGCGGACACCTCCCATCTATTAAGAGTCTAAGAAGATGTGCTTTTGCAAGTTTGCACTGCTTAGCTGATTCCTTCTTAAGCAGTTTACTATCAAAGTAGATTGTGTAATTTCCATCCTTTTTCCTGTTCGGATCCCACTTTGAATTCATAATGTCGATATCGCAAAGATGCACGTGCGAAGTGATGTAAAACGAAACAAAATAATCTGTTTCGTTTGAAACTCTCCATGCTAATTCAAAAAGCTCTTTGATTTCTTTTTTAAACATTTTCGTTCTCCTTTCTTAAAGCAGTGCTAAATACGTAAACAGCGCAAATACAATGCCTGCCAGGACCTGCTGCAAGCTCTTCTCCCACATCCACACCGGAAGAAAAGTAAGCAGTGCCCCGATAATCGCACTGACTACGATATCCTTTCTGTTTTGTCTGGGTGATTTCATTCTTTTCCCTCCAAAAAGAAAAAAGATTACAGACTGTAAGCAATATACCAAAAGATATTAGTAATGATTAACAGCGCGGCAGTCAAAAGCCATGCGCTGAACCACTTCTTAGTCTCTCTCTTTGCTTTTCTTACGATTTCGGTAGCTAGCATTGTTTCCAAATCGTTCCATGTAATCTTTTCATTGTTTGTTGCATTTTTTTTATTTTCCATGTTATTTTCCTCTCGCTTAATATTGACTTTTTAGCGGATAGAGGATTATAATTTACCTGTATCCACTAAGTTAGGTTTAGTGGCTTACTGCTCCGGGGTGGAGGTCGTGACTCCCTCCGGGGCGCTTATGCCAAATTTGCTTCTTTTCTTCTGTAGTAATCTAAGATAATTCTTGAGCATTCATCGACAATCCTTTGATTGTCTTCAGCTGTGTTGTCTTTGCAGTAATCATCATGTATCCTGATTACCCCAGACCCCATTTTGATTGTTTTGATTACTGCCATCGGTAAACCTCCCTTTTTATGCATTCACTATGTTAAGATATGTTATTTGCTTCTTTTTGCTTCTTGTAACAGTTCTCCGCCTACTGCGGTGCTCATGTCCATATCATCAATACACGGAAATGAAGCCGCAGTGTGATGGGTATAATGATCATGGTTTTCAATGTGGTTATGCAAAAAATCAATAACCAAACTCACTAACTCATCTGGTCGCTCGCTGGGCGATAGGTAACAGTAAAGCCGCAGATCACAGTTGCAACAGTCTCCACCAGATTCTTTGCAGTGCCGACTGACGGCTTTATTAAATTGTAATGTGTCCATTTACGCTCCTTTCATATTTGTTTTTATGAACTCTTTTCACTTTTACTTTCTTCTTTCTCTTTTTAGTTTTGAACGAAGATTTCTTTCCAGTAAAGTGTGTAAAATTATTTGCTCCCATTATTTACCACCTATTTCTCTACGAAATAATTTCTTTTTTTGATATGTACTCACTCCCTTTTTATGCTATACTCTCCTTTGGAAAGGAGGAATTTGCTATGCCCGATAATTTTGGTTTAAGTTACAGTGAACTTTCAGAAATCCGTACTATAAATTCAGAACTGGCAGCACACAATATTGCTTTAGCTTATATCCAAGCAACTGCACAAGTTAATAAATTAAACAGAGAAGATGAAGTTAATTCTTCTGATGTACTGTCACTGTCCAACCAGTATGTACAAGCCTATAACTATGCTTATAATTTTGTCGTTCATGAAAATAAGATTATAAACGAGGCTGAATAGTATTTATTAAGGTGTCTTGACTCCGCTTATACATTTCTTCCATAACAGAGTCCAGATGCTTACGGGCAACTTTGCTTTCTGCGATTGTTAATTCTCCCATTGCTATTATGCAATTTTCTACTGCCTTGAGAATCTTTTCTTTATCACATCCAAGCATCTCTAAAGCATAGTCCGTAAGTCCGGTGATTGATTTTTTTTCCATCTTCATACACTCCTTTCTACTTAATTTCTAGCAACCTTGGTTCAAGAAACTTATGAGCTTTCTTTCTGTGCCCTATAAGAATCCGCAATCTCCTTATCTCTCAATGCAGAAAGATAAACGATTGCCATATTCTTGTTTTCCTCTGATAAAGTTGTAAAGATATCAACAATACGTTTTCCATCTTCAATATCAGTTCTTTCTAATATAGTCATGCACTCACTCCTTTCTTGTGATATACTCTCCTGTGAAGGAGGTGCTCATTTGATAACAAGATATCAATATAAAATATTGAAAAAAGCTTTAAGAAATTGTGGATTTACTCCTGGTAATCAGCGTGAAGTAGATGCTTGCAAATACCTTTTCAACAAAAAATGCTTTATGCGCTCAAGATTGCGAGAGTACGAATATGAAATCACGCAAGCAGGAGAAGTTGCCATGAAAGCATATTTTCAAGATATATCCAGATTTTGGATAACAACTGTTCTGTCCATCATTGCTTTGATTACCGGTCTTTTCTCAATCTCTATACAATCAGAGCCACTATTGAAATTGTTAGAGCAATTATTGAAATAACTGTTAAAACGTGTGCGCAGATGGATAATGATTTCACATATCGTGAATATATTCCGAACTGCTCTTTCAGATATTCGTTATCTGTCTGCTCACTTGGAATTTCTTCTGGCATCTTCAAGTCGCCTTTTTTCCCTGTCAGAACAGCTTTTTTAATCTTGTCTGTCTCATATTGCAAATCCAGAACAAATTTCCAAAGCTCTCCAAAGGACTCTTCGACTTTGTTTTTGTATCTGCTCAACTGTTTTCTTCTCCTTTCTAGTTAAGAGCTTTGAACTTTTTCTTTAAAAAAATAGTCTTGTATATCATCAGCAGAAAGTTCCAACAGATTGACTGCTTTGCAAATATCTGACTGCTTCCAAAACAACTTTCCGTTGAGTTTCAGTGATAATGTACGTTCCGACCACTTCATAGCATTTGCAAAGGAACTCTGACTATCATATTTTTCAATGATTCTTCCTTTGAGCTTACTGTAATCAAATGCCATATTTCACACTCCTTTCTAGTTCAATGTTTTGAACTAATTATAATATAACACTGCGTTTTCATTATGTCAATACATATTTTCAATATTTTTAACTTTAATGTTTTAAGTATTGAACTTTTGTTTAATATGTGATATATTATCATCAGAAAGCGAAAGGAGAATAATATAATGGAAAAGGTTAGTTCATCGGAAAGATTTAAAACTTTGATGGACGAACGCAATCTGAGACAGGTTGATATTCTTAATCTCGTTCTTCCATATTGTAAGAAATACAATGTGAAAATGAATAAGTCGGATATTAGCCAGTACGTTTCTGGAAAGACAGAACCCAGTCAAGAAAAACTAGTTGTCTTAGGAATGGCATTAAATGTCTCAGAATCGTGGTTGATGGGATTTAATGTAGGACGTGCAAGAAAAGACACTTCCGAACAGGCGAGAGAAGATTTTAATCTGATTTCAAAATTCTCATTATTAAGCGAGCGCGACCAGAAAATTGTTTTAAGTCTAATTGATTCCATGCTTTCTAATCAATAAAAAAAGAAGTGGGGCTTAATTGCCCCACCTCTCCAGAAATAGCTTTATGAATGTGTACAGGTACTCTAATGTGCCTATTTTTTTTATTCCGTTTATCATCTCAATAATCTCTTTCTTGTAATCCATACATCCGTCCCTCCCAATATCGCACAAGCAAGAACATTTGTTCTCTTTCATTTCATTATACCCTCTTCTTAGTGATATAGAACGGACTGATCATACTTCTCGCCCTCTGCTTGAACAGTGAACCCTCCCTTTGTCTTGAACGATTAAAAAAGAAATGGCATTTGCATTCCGCGGAAATATTGTTGCTTTTATTCGAAACAAATGGCTGCTGCTCTGCTTCAGATACAACCGCCTGTGTATAATTATGTATCACATATTGATTATTGGCGCTTGCCTTAATAATCACTTCGGAATCTGTCGGATCAATGCTCTCACATAGCGGCGCATGAACAGAAAATGTGAGCATTATTCCGAACAGAAAAAATATAACCAGCTTTTTTATTCCTTTCATAAAATTCCTCCCAAATTAGTTTATATTATACTCTCAATATAACAATTATACAATATCTCAATCTTGCACAAATTTTCTTACATTAATGTTGTATTTGACGAAAATCGAGAAAATTCTACTTTTTTCGTTCAGTCGTCCCAGATTGAGCGCTGTCCGTTTATCATATGGATTTCGTCCTGGAGATACAGGGGTGCGTCATATCGTGCGATCACGTTCAAGGCAGAGTCACACTGGTTTCGCTTGATTGACTTGTAGGAGCGCACACGGAAGTTCGCTTTTAAGTCTGCATAGATGTTACTGTATACTCGCTGCCTCATTGACCTGTCTTGGTATGCGTTCGAGCCTTTTCCACCTAGGATATCCACGCCACGCTTGCGGACTGCTTCCGTGATACGATCAGCTTCGATCGGGAGAATTGGCAAATCAAATTCCAGGCGTTCAAGTTCCTGCCGGACAATATCCACTTTCTTCTCAACCTGGGTTACTCTCTTGTCTACTACGATAACAGCCTGTAATTCCTTGGAAATGCCAGAAAGAGGATTCTCGATTGCGTCCTCCATGTCGTGAAAACGGTTGATATATCTAGCTGTAAAAACGGCACCTTTAGCACCTGTCAGCTTATTTGCGATAAATTCACAGCCTTTCTTTGTAACATCAAAACAAGGTCTGCTTTGATTATTTGCGTCAAGATATGTGTTTTCTGTGAAAAAGTCGCCCAATCCAATTTTGGCTTCGGATAATTGTGCAGCATAATTTCTGATGTCTCTAAGTAATTTGCTGTGGTCTTTTCCAATCATTTCAGCCACTTCCATAGATGTGATAATATTTGTCTTTTCAATAATTTCGTTCATAATTTTTTATCCTTTCTATAAAAAAATATTGATTTTTTACAGAAAGTGTGTTATCATGTACACGCTTCCGAAAAGCAATGTATAAAATAACACAACTTTCCATAATGGCATATTGGGTCTATGCCTTGGTAAGTTTTGCTTGTTCGACAATTCCACGGCGCACAATTTCGGCTTTAGATACGCCATGTTTGTGCGCTGTGGTAACAAGCAAATCATAAATTTCCTGTTCCATTCTGATTTGGAAGTATGTGTTTTTTGTAATCTCTTTTTTAGGTCTACCCATAGTTCTCCTTTCTGTCGTAAATTCCATTTTATTGTAATGATAAATAAATGTCAATTTACTCTAAGTATATAAATTATTGTAATTGGTTAGGTGCCCGCTTTTATGCAGGCACCATTTTCTTATTTCATGCTCTTTTCAAGCATATTCTTGATTTCGATAATTTCCTGCAAAATTCTATCTTCCTTATCTGCACGAATGTCTCCATCAATTAATCTTCGGATATAGTCGTTTTTGCTCACCCCCATTTCCTTTGCCTTTTCACCAACAAAATCAATTTGTTCCTCTGTGAGTCTTAACGTAAATGTTTTGATACTCATTGGCTTCTCCTTTCTTTTATGAAGTCGTATTGACTTCTTGTGTTTAATATAGCATGAAGTCATTTAGAAGTCAAGTATTATTTTTGTCGAAATCTGTCGAGTTATTATAAATTATTATGTTTTATTTTATTTTGCGCTGTGGTACAATCAGATAAAATAAACCATATAAGGAGGGTTTTATATGAGAAGAAAAAAGACAGCAATTCTTTCCGTAATCTTATCCGCATTATTGCTTTTCACGCCTGTATATGCGGAAGATTTCGGGGACGGAAGCGGATTTACTGATAATCCAGCGGCCTCTACTCAAACAACTAATTCTTCTAACCAGAATGTATCTGGCGCAAGTTCAGTGTCTGGAGGAGGTTATCGTTCGTCAATCAAATTGAAAAAAGGAAAAACAGTTACAGCATATATCTGTACCACAGAGCTTGCTAAATTAAAAATTCCAGGTTCTAAATTTAAGTGGAAAAGCTCCAACAAAAAGGTTGCAACTGTATCATCAAAAGGAATTGTAACTGCTAAGAAAAAAGGTAAGACAACAATCACTGCCAAGAAAGGGAAAGCCACTTACAAATGTAAACTGGTCGTAGAAGCTCCTAAACTGTCCAGAAAGGCAGCTTCTATAATTAATGGCAAAACATACCAGTTTAAAGTTTCTGGTACGAAACAGAGGGTAAAATGGACTTCTAGCGATAGTTCTATTGTATCAATCGACTCAAAAGGAAAGGCTACCGCTAAAAAGGCCGGTACTGCTTTTATCACTGCCAAGGTTTCCACCTATGAATTTTCCCAGTCAGTGACAGTTACGGTTCCGGCAACACCTACACCAAAGCCATCAAGCAACAACACTAACAATACAACAACACCAGTATTTAATCTTGGACAGACGTGGACAGTTCCTGGACAGTGGAGACTTACAATCAATTACGCAACTGAAATGTCAGAAAGGAATCCTTATTCAGACAAAAATCCAGCAGCTGTTTATTTGATTGACTATACCTATGAAAACATTGGGTATACTGATGAAATGATGGACGGTTTATTTATATCATTAGACATCGAACGAGTTATAGATTCTAGTGGATATGCAGGATATTCTTACCCAAATTCTCCTACATACTCCCCACAGTCTATTCCTGTAGGCACAAAATGCCATGCGCAGAGCTGCATTGCAGTAGATCATAAAGGACCGTTGAAAGTATATATTGATAGCTATGCTGGAAATAGTTACGCAAAATATTCCGCAATATTTAATGTCCCAATTAGATAAATAAAAAAACCGGCTCCTGCGACCAACAGGAACCGGTTTTAATAAATAAGATAATCCGGAGAAAAATCTTACCTACACCATAATTATACCATCTCCTGGATTATCACGCAAGTAAAAAAGGAGAATGATAAAATGAACGAATCAGTATGCATCTATCTAAGGAAATCCAGGGCCGATCGTGAAGCTGAAGCGCATGGAGAAGGCGAAACACTCGCCAGACATGAACGGATCCTGTTAGATCTTGCAAAGAAAAAAGAGTACATTGTAGGCGCAATTTACCGTGAAGTGGTATCTGGTGAAACTATTGCTGACCGTCCTGTCATGCAGCAGCTTCTACATGAGGTAGAATCCGGTATGTGGGATGGAGTTCTGGTTGTGGAAGTTGAACGACTTGCCAGAGGTGATACTATTGACCAAGGCATTGTGTCAAGGGCTTTCCAGTATTCTGACACGAAAATTATTACCCCCACAAAAATATATGATCCAAACAATGAATTTGATGAAGAATATTTTGAGTTTGGTCTATTTATGAGCCGCAGAGAGTATAAAACCATCAAGCGCCGACTGAACGCCGGAAGAATCTCATCGGTAAAAGAGGGTAAGTATTGCGGCAACAAACCACCTTACGGATACGAAAGAGTTAAGCTCGAAAAAGAAAAAGGCTATACTCTCCGACCTGTTCCGACTCAAGCTGAGATTGTAAAAATGATCTACACCTGGTATGCCGGTGATGGCTGCGAACAAATTGGAGTCGCGAAGATTGCACGGAAATTAAATGAAATGGGAATAGAATCTGCACTGGGCGGCGACTGGACTCCTGCCAGTATACAGGGAATTCTGACAAATCCGGTATACATCGGGAAAATCCGATGGAATGGGAGAAAAACAGTGAAGACTATACAGAATGGTCAAGTAATTAAGACACGCCCACGATCAAAAGATACTCTTATTTGTGATGGATTGCATCCGGCTATTATATCGGAGGACCTGTTTAACTCCGTACAGGAAATACGAAAAAAGAACCCACCTCGACCAGTTAGTATAGCAAACTCGATTCGTAATCCACTTGCCGGAATTGTCTATTGCAGCAAATGCGGTCGCGCCATGGTTCGCCGTCCTCATCAAAAACGTGGACAGGAAGATACTCTTATGTGTCCATATACGTCTTGTCATACAGTAAGCAGCAAGTTGTCTATGGTCGAAAAATCTGTGATTGATGGAATTAGGGAGATTGTGGAGGAATATAAGTTAAACAATGATATTAATGCATCTTCAAAGGATATTGATTGCGTAATAACCTCTAAACAAAATCTCATACATGAGAAAGAAAACGAGCTGGAAAGCTTGAACTCTCAGAAAGCAAAACAATACGACCTACTCGAACAGGGTATCTATACCACGGAGATTTTTCTTGAACGTGCTAAAACAATATCCGCATCTATCCAGTCATGCTCCGACACTATAGAAAAATTAAAAGAAGAAATCAAGCATGACGAGAACATTATAAAACAACGGTCGGATTTTATCCCGCGCTGCGAAGAGTTGCTTGATAATTATTGGAGCCTTGACACGGAATCGAAGAATAAAATGCTTAAGAGTTTGATTGAAAAGGTTGTCTACTCAAAAGATACCAAAAACGCTTACGGGAAAGGAAACGAGATTGGTTTTCAACTCGACATTTTCCCTAAAATCCAGAAGAATAATTAATGATATCTTATATGAGCTGACGAACTGGCACATTGATGTTATCAGTAATTAAAAAAAGAAACTCCCGGGGAATTAGCCCCGGGATATTTTTTACTGTTTCTTGATATATTTTGCAGATACAAAGCCATAATACTTTCCTGCGATACGGATATAATACCATTTGCTGCCGTTTTTATCTTTCTGGGTAAAATTCATTACTTCCACTTCATTTCCCTGGTTGAGAGTTGGATATTTTTTAATGTTTGGGTACTCAGTTCCAGCCCATGTACGAACATTCAGAACAGTTGCAGTAACATTTCCTTTAAATAGAACCTGGCTCTTGTTTTGCTTGTCTGTGATAGTGGAAGATTCGGAATTTGCCTTTTCTGTCAGATATCCAGTCCAGATCCAGCCAATACCGATACCGGAAACTTTTACATGCGTCCACTTTTCGCTTGTCTTTCCGTCAATTTCAACAACGGTTCCTTTATTGATTGAACTCATAACGTAGCCATTCGGTGCCTCACGGACGTACAAATCATTTACTGTTGCTACTCTGGTTCCTGTCTTTTTCCAAGTCTCCTGTACTGTTTTGTCCCAGTCAATCCAAACATATCCATCAATGGAAGAATCACTGATTAAATAGGACTTATTTCGGACTGCACCGCCATTTGCTACTACTCCAGCTGCACTAGAAGTATTTCCTTCGTTTGTATAGATTCTCGAACCATCAAAACTTTGCACGCTTCCAACATGAGAACCGTTGTGGAAGATTACAAGCGCTCCGACTTTTGGCTTGCTGTGCCAAGTTCCGTTTGTTTTAGCATGATTAGTGATTGATACGCAATTGTAAAAACCTCCGCCCATGATCTTTAATGCTTTGGTGATTCCGAGAACTTTCACCAATTTCCAAAACTGAAATTCCGCACACCACGGCTGTCCCTGGCATCCTGGCTGTCCCCAGCTATTTACATCTCTTGCAAATTTTGTGTAATTGTTATATCCAGCATTCTTTTTAAAATCATCCAGATAGGCATTACTTTTCTTTTCAAGGTACCCGCCGTTGGATGCGTAATAATCACCAAGGTTTAAAAATTCCTGTAATTTGCTCATTATATCATTCCTTTCATGTTGATAAGTACATGATACAACGAGTAATTGTGAATTTCAGCCCCACATTTTTATATAATATAGCTGTACCCTTTGTGGTGCTTGGAGTTGGACTTTTTGATTGGTCGTCGGGAGTCCAACTCTCTTTTTGTTGTTGTGATATACTGATTATATCATGTATTATCTTTTGTGAATAGAGTTTTTGCAATTTTATTTGTTTTTCGCTAACTATTTATATGGCAAAACGTCAAAATTTGCAGCTGACGATTGCGATAATGCTTGGGAACAATTTACCCAAAATACATCAGGAAAAAATGGAGTACTTTTGGGATATGGTACAATAAAAGGACAAACTGTAACAATTATAGCAAACAAATACGATAGAGGATCTTCAAATTATGTTGGGCATATGTTAACACAGGATCACATATATGTTAACAATCATTATAATTCAGAGAATCACGAAAAAATATTGGTTTAAGCTGTAAACGATGAAATAATTATCGCATTTGAAAAAAATCATGATATTATTTTGAAAAATGTATCACTACAATTGTCGTTTGCAAAACGAATCATTTCGATTTGTGAACGGATAAGCTTTTGCTACATAATCTTTAAACGACTTTGCGTTCTGGATGCCTTACTATTTAAGAAAGTTGTATTTTTTTCCAATTATTCCAAGTAATATCTTTGACTTTCATCCATATTTTTTCGCTATAAGAAAAAAGCACAACAATTCCGTATGCGCTGCCAGATTTGCTTTGATACGCAAGTAGAAATCCACCTTGTCCATCCGGAGATCCTTTCTCGATACTTACTGTACTTTGTATCGTGAATAATCTAATTTCTCCATTGTGGCATTTTTCAAGCACATCTTCAGCAAGATCAGAGGCAGAATCTATATTTTCTGAATTGCTTTCCTTCTTGCCATTTAAATAGTTAAGTGCCCCGATAACTGTCTTGTTTTCTGTTTCCAGTTTACCTATAACAGCCGTTGACATTTTATCCACGACATAATCCCAAAACTTGCTCATCAGTCCGCGCTTGTTCTTTTCGTCAGTGGAATCCAACAGCATAACTTCATCATTATCCAATAAAGTTGTATCTTTTTGTGTGTAATTTTTCCAAGTATTATTAGCCATAGTCTTATACCTCCATTGAAATATGTTGTTTGATAAGTTGCTTTAATTCATTCAATTCCGCTTTCACGGAATCAAGATCGGATTGCAGATTTTTAACTTTTTCATGTTCATTTTTTAGCATTGCGAACATACATGGAATCATAATACGATAGTTCCAGTTTTCAGCACGTCCCTTTTTATCATGGTCAACAGCAATTGGAAATCTGCGGTCAATATCCTCTGCAACAAACATTGGCATTTCTTTACCGCACCGTTCGTCTTGTTCCATAAGATATCCGTCTTTGTACTTCGCCCAGATTACCTTGATTTTATAGAGGTCTTCCAGTTCGTCTTCCTTTACGGTTTTCCCGAGTACTTTATAATGCATAGAGGATGACGCAATTGTTCCAACATCTCCATTATTATTTTTTCCCAAGTTACTACCGGTTATAAGCTTAGGCATTTCTGGCACATTGAGAGTCAGAGAACTGCTTCCGGTTGTCTCCACTTTCATTCTGGATACCGTTTTTAAAAGAAGACCAGCTTGTTTGCTCTCCAAAACAGTCCAATATCCATCAGAGTATTGCGCGGATAAATCAAGAAGTCCATGAACAAGGGAGGAATCGTAACCAGCTGTAGCTACAGACTCATTTATCTGGAACCACTCTTTTCCCTTGAAGTTTTTAAACCCAACCGAGTTATCTATTTGAGCTATTATATTTCCATTCGCGTCGTACACCTCAAAGGTGCCATACCCATTATTTGGACCGCCAAGCTTTAACGTTCCGCCCTTCGCATAAGTGAACGAAATATATAACTGGTTGCCCTCTTTATAAATTCCTTTCATGGAACCATTATTTGTAAGAAGATTAAATATCTCTTCATGGGTAAGTGCGTCCACATCTATCACCACAGGGACAGATTGCATATCCAGCTGATTTGTAGTTCCATCTGCTGCATACAGGATAAATCTAACAGACACAATGCTTCTATCCAGTGAGCTAACAGTATAACTTTTACTCGGCTCATTTACAGTTGAAACCAATACGTTTGTAAATGTAGAGCCATCCGTGGAAGTCTGCACATACCATCTACCGGAATATGCTGTTCTTGTAGCACTGTCACCATCTCGATAATAAGCTTTTGCCGTAATTGTACTTGGTACAATCTTATCATCCTGTCCTCGCTTTAGGATATTGGATGAAAGCTCGATAAAATATGTCCTGCCAGGTACACCCTGTTCTCCTTTTTCGCCCTGTTCACCCTTTATCTTTGTCCATCTATATTTTGTCGGGTCGATGGAATCATCCGGCGTGTCGTAATCAGTATATTGGCCAATATACTGCTTTCCGGCACTGACAACTACATCAAAGCCAGTTTTTCCGTCAGCACTGTTCGCATAAGCTATGTGGAAATATGGCGTCTTTCCGTCCGCACCTGCTTTTCCAGGGATACCTTGTGCGCCATTCGCGCCTTTTACAAGTGTCCACGCGTAATCATCTGGATTAGTACTATCTTGCTCGGTAAAATCCGCATACATACCGATATACTCACGATTACTGTCCGACACAGAGAAATCTGTTTTTCCATCCGCAGAATTCGCATAGGCAATGTGTGTATAACTTGTTTTTCCATCTTTTCCGTCTGCTCCATCCTTGCCATCAGAACCGTTTTCCCCATCAGCACCTTTGTATCGGGTCCATGTATAATCAGCCGGATCATCACTTTCCGTTGGCGTTTCCTTATTATTTGCAATTCCGATATACGCAACATATTCTGGCTCCAGATAGATTGGATTTCCTACAGTATCACATATTGTATTCCCATCTGTATCAATCCATGGAACAGTATCTGGGTTATCTGACATATCTTCGCCGTTTGGCATAGAAGCGTATTTAATCCAGGTATATCCATTCTTTCCGGGCCGTCCATCATCCCCGCGAAATTTCGCCCAGGTATAGGCAGCTGGATCCGTGCTGTTATCCTGTAAATAATCTGTGTAAGTACCAATATAAATATCTGGTGTCTCTGTCATCTGTTCAGATGTTGGATTTTCTACCGGAGCATATTTAATATGCAAATACGGCGTTTTACCATCCGCCCCGGGAGTTCCAGGAATTCCTTGTTCTCCTCTCGGTCCTTGTGGGCCTTGAATACCTTGTTCACCTTGTGGTCCCGGTATGCCTTGGTCTCCTTTTGGCCCCTGGAGACCGTCAACACCATTTGTACCATTTTTCCCAGCATAAATTTTAGCCAGCGAAAATCTCTTAACTACTGATAGAACACTGATATATGTTGCTTTAATATCTACCCATCCGTCATCAGCGGATAATGCTGTTACCGTGTATGCCTTGGTCGCATTATTCCAGGATCCTGTTACGCTATCCGATTTAATAATTGTAAATTTACAATCAGATGTAATATCCTGTGTTCCGTACATCACGACTGCCTGTGTACTCACATTGCTCGGAAACGTTCCGTAATTTCCATCAGAATCAACAGAAATACCTTGGTATTCGTTACTCAACTGCAAGGTCATGTTCTTGGCAAGGGCCGCCGCTTCCTGCGCCTGTTTAGCCGCTGTCAATGCATCTTCAGAATCCTGTAATGCTTTTGTTACGTCCGTGTCTTTTAATCTTTCCCAGTAATACCCTTTTCCATCATTGCGGAATCTGTAAGCATGGCTGTCTCCATCATAATACAGATCACCTACATGCTTACTCATTTCTGTATCAGTTAGCCACTCGTTTGCCGGGTAATTGCTAAGTGTAGGTGCAGGAGTCCCGGTCCAGGTATTGATATTTCCGTCAATCTGACCTTGCATACTGTTTAACAGTCCGTCCAAATGTGATGCACCGATTCGCACAGATGCGCCGTCAATTACAATCTGGTTATTATCAATATCGGCTGAAAAGATAATCTTTCCGTTTGTGTCACGCACGATCAGCGCGCCGGCATTGATGTAGCTTGCATTGATTCCCTCGGCGTATAGCAGTCTTGTAATCATTTCTCCTGTAACAGTAAATCCATAAGGATAGGTTTTTCCACCATCTGTAGAAATTCCAATGGCTTCCGCCGTGAGTTTCCATACAATATCTGATTCTTCCAGAGTCGGCTTATTGTGCATATAATAGATTACACTACCGTCGTCCTGTGGATCTTCCGTCATATAAAGCCCGCCAGACTCCTTAAGCGTATTTGCTAGCCTTTCAACGGCTTTTTCGCGCTCTGTGCGTTCATCCTTAACAAGTTGTCTAGCTTCTACTAGTGCTTTTGTAGCTTCCGACATATATGTGCTGCTATTTCGGATGGGATCATCTGCCTGCGTTTTTACAGTGGTAATGCCATTTAACGGAGATGATACATCAGTGATTGGTGTAAGATATCCATTGCCGTTTCGATCAAAACTGCGTGCCATATCACCAAATTCTAACAGAGGATTATAAAGCAAATCCCCTTGCAGATTTCGGAATTTAGCTCCGACCAAATTACCTCCAATCCATGCCGACACAGTTCCGAGGTCACTGTCAGACAGAAGATTGTTTTCTAACTCCAACACATATCCAGCAGTTCCAAACAGGGATTCCGATTCTTTGTTTTTTACTCTGATACCAGTAATTACAATATCATCACTGGAAAGAGTTGGGCTATTCACGTAATCCTCTAATTTAAGTGGAACCAAGGAGCCGTTTTCGACAGCTCCAAAATTCCACTTAATAAATTGCAAATACCCTCTATTGTCAATCCTGGCGTTTGCTGTCTCCAACATTGCCGCCCAACCGATCAATTGGCGGAATGTCATATTATCTGGGAGCGCTGTGACAATTACATTTCCATGTGCCATAGAGGAAAACCCCATAGGGATATTCAAACTCTCGCAAGCGTCTCTTACCAGCGCCATAATCGGCTGTGGAAGCGTCAGAGCACTATAATATTTAGCATTGGTTTTATACATGTCATCCATCGCCGTAAAGCTCAATATTTCACCGTATTGCTCTGGCGTGGTAATTGTATAGACGCCCTTGTCAATCGTCTCGTATCGGTCTTCTGAGGCGGCTCTGGAAAGGACTATGCTGTTTCCATCAGTATCGAGAATTGGCTCATAAAAATCATTCATCCAAATTGATTCACTGGCTGGTTCCGCTACGGAAGTCTGGAGCTTCAAATAGGTATGAACCTTTGCCTGGTAGAAATTATAATCTTTCCACTGATCCTCTGTATTATCCAATTCAAGCTTCATCGTTTTGCATACTGTAGCGCCGACTGGAAAACTGCTACTCTCCGCGCAGTCGGAAAAGTCATTGTTTCCGATCATAATCTCGTTTTCAAGTGTCTTTGTCGTTCCGTCAGTAAAGGTGATCTCCACGATTTCAATTACTTGCTCACCGTCCTGCAATTTTTCTTTAAAAGTGTTTGATACATTAATCAAGTGGATTCACCCCCTGCATATTAAATGATATTTCGGAATAGTATTCCCCAACTTGTTTTATGTTGTAATTCATTTTTCCCACGTAAAACTTTTCTGAACGCCATTCATTTTTGTGTGCTAACCAGTGATGCAAAATAAATGGTTTTCCTTTAATGATTGCATTTACGAGATTAGCTGATTTCTCATCAACCGGCACATTGGTGGCTTTATAGCTATATTGCATAACTGTAAAAAGCGGAGTTATTAGCGCAACTCCTTTTTGAGTTCGATTACTTCCCTCCGAATAGGTGGTCTCAAAGTTACACTGCATGTCCTCATCTGGCTGAGGGATGAGAAGTCCATTTATTTTATATCTATCAGTTATTGATTTGCTTATCGAAAATGCCACGTTCTCACCCCCTACGCCAATTCAAACGGATTTGTACCACTTGCGTCACGTCTTAACTTTGCTTCGTCAATCATCTCATCAAATATCGTTCTGCGGTTCAATTGCGCTGTAAATCTGTAATTTCCGCCACTACCATGATTTCCGCCAGTTTCTTCTCTTACGATCTGTCTTAACAGGTCTTCTGGTGCTTCCAGGTTGCGACCGTTCTTCTGATCTCCAAGCACTGCAAGGAACTCTGATCTTGGCGGGATAACCGCGCCACTTGCTAAGTATGGAACTGTACTCACCCTTGGAAGCCTCATAGAATAATTTCCCCATCTGCGCCCACCATTAGGAAGCTGAACATTGTATGAAAAAGTGAATCCTCTTTCAATCCCGGATATTGCATTATTGATATTTCTAACCATGCTATTTACTTTGTCAATAACATCTTTCAGAATATTGTTTATTCCTCTAATTCCGCTTGAAATTCCGGATAATAGATTATTTCCTATTCTTTTCCCAACGGAGCTTATATCTTTGGAAAAACCTTCAAGGCTTGTGTTTGTATTTTTAATCATTTCCGAAACGATCTGCTCAATACGTTCTTGCGCACGTTCCCATTTTTTTGTCATGGTATTATACTGGCTTGAAAAATGGCTTTCTACTGTCTTGTGCATTTCTCCAAGCTTCAGATTTGCATGTTGTTTCATTCGGTCAAGGTTTTTATCCACTTCTTCTGCTGAGTTTCCCCAGTTCGTAGTAGTATCGGTATTGATATTGCTAGTAGAATCTGATACAGATTTTTCCGCAGCAGACATAGCTTTTTCTGTAGCGGATTGAACACTTGACATTGCAGTGCCTACAGCTGTTGACATACCGCTCATTTTGTTTTCAGCGTTTTTTTTGGAATTAATGAATTTATTGTCCATATTTCCAAGATATTCATTAATTTTCTTGATGTTTTCATTGGTACTAACGTTGCTCTCTTCAAGCGCTGTTTTCAATGCTGTTTTAAATGTATCGGATGATACACCGGCATTTTTAAGCGTTGTTATGACAGTTTGGAATTGCTGGTCAAAATCAAAGGTATTATCCTTAACAGAGCCAAGATCACCGCCAAGGCCTATTAATTTATCACCAGATATAACACTTTGGTCTTCGAGCAATTTCAGAGCTTTGCGAACAACTTCAAAATCATTGAAGGCATCTGCTGTAGATTCTTCAAAATCCATAGCAGTTTTTACATCTTTAAACTGTTGAACAACAAATGCGGTAGCTCCTACATTTAGTGCTGCACTCCAGAATCCTCCGAGCTGACCGCCGGATGTCTCAGCGGCATTTCCAAGCCCCTCTAAAGCTCCTGTTGCCTGCTCCGTTCCTTTTCCAATTACCTCTGATAGTTTACTGGCAATCAATTCTGCATTTTTGCTTTCGGCAATCTTCGTTCCAATATGCCCGATTAATAATGATACAAGTGTGCTGATTCCTGTAATATTAGCAATTTTTACAGCAAGAAATGCTTTTCCGAGAAATGAAGCGATTTTTCCAGCAGTTCCACTTGTTTCAAGCCCATCAAACAAATCCTTCAAGGCTTTAACAATTGCTGTAGTGACTTGTTTTAAATGGCCAAGCCAATCAATCTGAGAAAGAAACGTTCCAATTCCTTTTCCAACAGCTTCCCAGTCTGTTGTTTCTACAAAATCAACAATTGCATCACACAGATTATCAAGAAAAACCTCTAATTTTTCTCCATTACCTTTCCAATCGAAAGTTGATACAAACTCATTGATTCCGCCGGCAATATTATCAACCATTTGTGTCCAATCAAAAGTAGTAGCGAAGTTGTAAAGAGCAGTAAAAGCCCCATTCATTGCAGTGGCTAATGAATTTCCAATCTCTGAAAAAGAAATCGTGGAAAATACGCCGTTTAATGCTGTAGCCACAGCATTCCCTATGCTTGCATAAGGTAGATTTTTCACGAATCCGCTAAATATTCTCCACGAAATCATGAATTTATCTCCAATCAACTGCCCAAGTTCTTTCCAGTTAACTGTTTTGACAATTCCCTTAATTCCTTTTGCAAATTTCTTTCCAAGGTTATACCAGTCAATTCCTGTGATTGCCAAGCGTAAAGCTTTTACAATGGTATTTATTCCGGTTCCAACAGTCTGTCCCATTAATTCCCAATTGATATTATCAACTAAACTATTAAAGGTTGTTGTGAATCCGGTTATAAAAGGCTCTATTTTAGGTCCTACGTTATCCCAGTTGATTACGTCATATACTTTTTCAAGTCCTGTGTTGATACCATCAGCCATGTACGAGCCAAGGCCTTCCCAATCTTGGCTTTGGATATATCCTTTTATCTTATCGGCAATATCTTTAATAGAACTTTCGATTGGAACGGTTTCAAACATTTCACTAGCTGAAGGAACAGTATAACCACCACCGCCGGAACCTGCTTCACTGTCTGATTTCCCATCATCGTACCGGCTAATTTCATCCAATGAAGAAAGATAACCCTTTGTGGCTTTCTTGGCTTTATTTGCGCTTTTAGAGCTTTTATCCAGACTTGCTGCATAATTCTCCTGTACGCCTATTGCTTTGGTGAACGTATCTTTTCCTATTAAGGATGCAACCAACATACCTACACGCGTTACAGCTTCGGATATGAGATTTATAAATCTAACAAGAATCGGCGCAACGGTCGTTAAAATCGGCGCAAAAGCTGTAGCAAAACTGTTTTTTAATCGTGTCAGCGCGGAAGTCAGCGAGGAAATACTGTTGTTTACCTGTCCAGTCCGTGTCGCCAAATCATACTTGGCAAGATTCTGAAATCCGGCTACAATCGCATTACGTAATTTGTTGAACAGAACAAACAATGAACGGATTCCAAACGCATATTTCAATAGATTTTTTAACGACAGTGTGCTTTTATTTGCTGATTTATGAATTCCAAATATACCGCTGGAAATTCTCTGCAAGCCGCCTATGATTGCGCTTGATGTAAGTTTTAAAAGCTTAGATACCAGTCCGTCAATAGTCTTTCCTATGCTTTTGATTTTGTTTTTTAATCCGGAAATTCCGGCATTCATCAGTTTTTTTGAGAGACTGTCAACCTTTTGACCGAGCCTGCTCACGGAATCCGCTGTGCTGTCCACTTCTGGTGAGAGAGTTGTTTTCTTATATTCCTGTGCTTGCTTATTGAGTTCATTCAGTTTAATAGCGGCTTCGTCATACTCATCATCTCCCCACCATTTCCCGGATTTTTCAAGAGACTTCAATTCAGCTTTTAACTTTTTGATAGAATCATACAGCTCATTTACTTTTTCTTTTTCACCATTAAACGCGTCAGCCGCTTCCTGCGCTGATTCCCTAGCGGCTTTAGCATTTTCAGTGAGTTCCCGTCTTTGTCCTTCCGAAATCTCGCTTGTATCTCCAATTAAATCACTATTATCATTCCAACGATGAATTGTAAGCCCAGACACATCACTTGGATCAAATTTACTTACAGCTTTTACCGCACGTTTTCCAGCTTCCGCAGTGGTCTCAAGGTTATCTGTTAGGTTAGATACCGCATTACTCGCTGTATTTGAGCCACCGGTTAAGCTGCTTACAATTTTATTTATACTGGAAGAGATATTTTGCATATACCCCAAAATACTTTCCAGGGATTTCACTATATCATCAGCGCCTTTTTCGACGCCGCTTGCGTCTATTTTGGTATCAATTATTACACTTCCATCAGCCATGCAAAATCACCTCCTACAGCCATTTTTCAAGATTTTCCATTTCAATTTTTTGTTCTTCACTGATCTTCTTTTTCAGATCAATAATATCTTTGTTCTGGTTGTAAAAATCCTTTTCCCACTTTTCCAACTTCTCATGTTTCTGCTTTTTTTGCCTAATATGCACCACCTGCGCAAAAAGGCATTCGCCAATTTCCATATAGGCCCCTATGAAAGTCCACCAATGTAAATACGGAAGTGCCCGGATCTCAGTCCCCTGCACTCTGTTTATTGCCGGAATGATAATTTGTGCGTCCTGCTGCCAGTCCATTGTGTGTGGCTTACGTTTTCCATCGTCTTCCATGCCGCAGTCTATGAAATCAATTACAGCCTTACATGCTTCATCCCATTTATCCGGTGGCAGATTATCATAGTCTTCCACTATAATCTTCAAGATGGTATCCATTCTCACAAATGACTTTTCCTGTTCAGAGAAATCTGGCAAAAACAAATCCGGATCGTTCATGGCCGTTAATACGTCCAATACGACCCGGAAATCCGTTCTTATTGCATATGTGGTTCCATCAACATCAATGGAAGTAGGAAGCTCCCACGGGTTCATTATTTATGGTACTTCGCCGTATATTTGTTCTGACGGCTCTGTACCCTTTTAACTCGTGTATCAAACTCCGCTTCCACGATATCACCGAGCTTCTCCATGATTTCCTCGATGTAAAACTTGCCGCTCTCCAATGGAGTAAATGGATTCATGACCGAGAAAATCGGGGTTGCAATATCACAATTAAACAGCTCGTTCAGTTCCCCTCTTAACTCGTCACATTTATCAAAGAATACATCTGCACTCTTTTCATCCTGTCCGATATTGGCAAACATTTTATTGAGGAAATCAACTGTCTTATTGTATCTTCTAGCAATATCTAAATCCGGATTAAAGCGGATTGTGAAAAGAATGTTTCCGCCAGCGTCCAAAAACTCATATTCAGCCGCCTTGACATTGGTTTTGATTTGTTTTGCTGCCATTTCCATATCCTCCTAAATTCGATTAAAGCGCGCTATCGCTTACTGTAAAGGTTTTCTTTGATACATCCCAGGTCCCTTTTACTCGATTTCCGGCTTTGTAAATTGTAAATGGTGTCTGGATACCGGAAGTATCACCGCCGACACTGTTCGGAATAACATATACATCCTCGCGATAAGCCCATACAACTGTTGGTGCTGCATCACTGTCACCCGGCTTCAGAAGCACATCAACCATTGTGGTTTTGCACTTATCACCGGTTGCCCTTGTGTTTGCCAAATCCATGATTTTGTTAGAAAGCGCATCGTCATAATCCTCGTAATAATATGGATCCACGTCTGCCTGCACCTCGTAACCGGAGTGCTGAACAGACTGTTCGCCCCAAATGTTTTTAGTAACTTCAACATCCGGGTTCAGTTCCTCGTTGTACTCTTCGAGGTTTTTACCAATTTTTACATATGTAGGAGTTAAACTCCCAAAAGAAGAATCAAGATAATGTGCAAGATATTTTCTTTCAATCATAAAAAAGTCCTTTCTGCCTATAACTATTAAAAGGCTGTGTAGGTTAGCGACTATCTCCGATTGATAGCCGGTTAGTTATTATATTTAAGTGGTGTAATCACCATTTTTCCCAGTCATATTCATATTTAACTGTGATTGGAAGCAGCCAGTCCTGTACGCCGTTTTCCTGTGGCTCTGTACCGTAGGAATTATCCCTGGTAATGCGTTTTATCACTCTTCCTCTTGAAAGCTCTGGAAAAGCGGATAAGCGCGTCTCAGTGTCATCTACTGTGACTGGTTCACGGCAAATCCATTTACCAAGGTTATCAAGGAATTTTTGAACAGAGAGCTTCTGTCGTTCCTTTTCGGAAGCGGTACGATATACCACGATAAACGGATACTGGCACACCTGGTGCATCGTTCCGCATACATCCTCTTTTTCCGAATAGATTAATGCTCCGGTATCCGCAAAGAACGATATACCGCTATCAGTTCCCAGTTCCTCGTATTTGATTGTTTCGTTTTCATACAGCCCAGGATACTGATTCAGCAGAGCTTTCATGGCTTCTGTCAGAATCTCATATCCCTCTGCGTCCTTGCCGATCGGTTTATTATCCGCCATCAACTATCCACCTTCTTGATTTTCCATCCTAAAAAAGCTCTTATAAAAAAACGTTGTAATAAATTCGGATATTTTGTTACAAATACGCTAAAAGAGTCATTCATTTCAATAATCGCTTTTGGCTCAAATATTTTCTCATCTTTTATTTTCAATATTCCGCATCTGGTAAAAACATCCATATCTATCATCCTCACTTTGCTAAAATTTCAAAATGTGGTATCAGCGTATACGGACCGCCCACGCTGGTAATCTTGAACACGTTATCCTTGTTCTCGTTCATGTACTGATAGAATCCATTTCGATAATCACTGTCAATTACCGCTCCACCAGTCCATTCACCCTCCCAGAAGAACGACTCATCTGAGAATGTGATAGTGTCTTCCAGAGCGTTGTTAATCTGCCCTTTCCACTCTTTGGGCGGTATCCACGGGAGAATCTTTCCATCCTTATCAGCAATGGTTATATCGCCGTTCTGGACAGTGTAGCGAACGTGTAACTGTGCGTTGTCAGTTGCTTCTGCGCCATATTTTTTAAGGATTGCTCCCTTGTCCGTAATGAGGTCGACACCGGATAAAACATGAGGATACCAGTACGCGTCCCCAGTTGTGGCTGATTCGTAATAATTAAAAACCGTCACCGTTTTTTCGTACATGATACCCTCTCCTTAATCATTTATTTTTCAGCTTATCTACGTCAACCTTTGACGTTCGTTTCCACAATTCCGTAATCTTTTCCCACCCAAACATGGAAATAAACGCCACAATAAATCCCGCCATGATAGCTGCTAAAATCATATACCACAAGATTGTCATGTGAATGTACTGCATATACGCCACAAAAGCAGCTACAGTGATTCCGATTGACAGTACAAGCACCAAGGCATCTGTCGGAATTTTTGACAGGAATCCAACGTTTTTAATCACCTGTGTAATTACAGACACGCAAAACGCCAAAACACTGATTACTGCCAGAATCAGAGTTACATTTGTAAATAATGCTTCCATCTTTGCCTCCTTTTATAATCCCGCATACAATATCGGTATGCCATCATCCGTCCTTACTCCCATCAGAAGCGGTAAAGCTGTCTTAAGAAGCAAGTCGTTCGTTTTCTGTACATCTCCGGCGGCGGCATACACCGCACTCCATTCCTTTGCACTTGCCCCAATCTGCTGAGGCGTTGCGTAAGAGATGGATTCACTGCCAGAAGATACAGATGTTACAATGCCTGTTGAGATGTTCCCGACATTTATGTCGGTTACATTTGCCGATGCCTGATTAATAGCATTCTTTTCAGCAAGTTCAATCTGATACATCAATTCAGCCAGTGAACAGACCGCCTTTTTGATACGCTTCTGTGAGCGTTCGTTCGTCGGCAGTCCATCCACCAACCTGTCAAATGTCATTGTATCTACAAAATCACTGGCCCTTTCTGCCAGTCGTGGATAGTCGGTTTCTGGCACGACATTGCCGAATGATTCTGTATAGAATTTATAATCTGTATAAGCCATGCCAGCTACCTCCTAGTCGATCATCATTTTGCTGTTACAGTCGCATGTCCGGCGCTCAGTGCTTTATAGGTACTGTCGCACTCAACCACTGTGATTACCTGTCCTGTTGTTGCTGTAATGTCGGATTCTCCATCCCATGCGCTCCAGCTCTTCACGTTCTGTCCATAGTCTACGGTAGTCTCAGAAGATGCGACTTTGTACTTGTACACATTTCCTGCGCTTGCTTTTGTCGGAGTGACAGTCACTTTTGTATCTCCGCTTTTACTTCCTGCTGCGGAGTTTACAGTTAGAGTTCCAAGTGTCTGAGTTGTGTTGATAGTTCCGACAGCAACAGCGTCAATATATTCTGCAAAGAGGGTAAGTCCCATGATTGCGAATGATTCAGACACTGCTGTGTTGTAATTGCCCTGTGTGTGGAATCCGATCAGGTTTGTTTCGCCGGATACAGTGTAAACAAGACCTGCTCTTGCGAAATCAGATTCGTTCGGATCCACGTAGTAAAGAACGATGTTCTCAACAGGTGTAGCAATAACTGTTCCTCTCGGGATCTCACTGTCAGATAACAGGAAGATTGTGTTGAATCCCAGGAAGTCTTTCATATACTGGAAACCGAACTGGTTCTGAATAGTGATATCAGCTGCGCCGATATATTCGTACACATCCAGAATGTTGACAAATCCAACAACGCCAGTCACATTTCTGTGCATCTGCTTAAATTTGTTTTCTACACGACCCTTAGCCATTGCCAGAGCCATCTGGAAAGTAGTTTCTGTAAATGAGAGAGTACCTGTTTTCAAATAGTTGTAAAATCTTTCAGTAACATTGGTCTGAAGCTGGAAAAGGAATTCATCATCGGTCATCTGAACTGCGTTCTCATAACCGTGATCCTTGATTGCTTCGATAGATACAGCCTTTGCGTACTTCTCAATAGTCATTTCTGCATAGGGCTTTTCTTTTATAACGAATTTGCTGTAAGGGATTTCCTCACCCTCACCAATATTTCCATTCTGTAATGTACCTTCTGCATATTTTGATTTAAGAACCGCTCCGGGTGTCTTTTTGATTGGACGCATGATACCAAGGATTTCACGTAAGTGTTCCCAGTTTCTTTCGAATCTGGTAACAAAGTCAATCTCACGTGCCTTTACCTGAATATCATTAGTCATAATAAGATTAGCTTTTGCTGCCATATAAAAAAATCCTTTCTACCCATAATTGTTAAGGTATTGGGTTAGCGGCTACGCTCTGATGCATAGTCGGTGTAAAAAAATCACTGGAATAACTGGATATTCTGAGCAATTGCAGCCTGTCTCTCGGACGGGTCTTTGATTGCTTCAATATCTTTCTTTGTCATGTTCCCCGGTGTCCGCTGCTGTCCAACATGAGTAGTAAACCTTGCCTGGTTCTGCTGAGCCTGTTGCTGAGATTCGTCTACAAAAGCGGATGCGTCAGTCTGTTTCATTTGCTCGATCAAGTCATTCAGCCCAAGGATTTTACCGTTTTTCAGCTTCAATCCGGCTTCTTTAATGTCTGCCATAACAGACTTCTTTGCAGCCTCACTGGAAAATTTAACATCATCAAGTGCTGTTTTAAGTGCGTCTGAAAAATCGCGGTCATAGATCTTCGCATTGAATTCCTTTTCTGCATCCTCGGCTTTCTTCTTCCATTCAGCAAGCTCTGTCTGAATGTTCGCCGGGTCGATACCGTCAAAACCTTTTAAGGTTTTTTCTGCTGTCTCAGCACGTTCTTTCCAGTCATCACGTTCGCTCTCAACTTTCGACAGAGTTTTTGCAACTTCCTTAGCATTCTTATAATGCTCAGAGAGTGCCTTTTTCACATCTGCCTGTTTATCCTCCGAGATCTCAATTCCAAATGATTTTAATGTGTCAATAAGTTTCTGCATACATCCTCCTGGTCGTGTTTATTGACCTGCCGCCGCAGGTAAATGGATTAAGCCAGTTAGACCACTGGCAAGGTAATGGGAAAGATAGGAATTGAACCTATAATGTTTACCACGAGGGAACGGTTTTACAGACCGCCGCAACACTGCCAATAGTTGCCACTTTCCCAGAAGACACCTTTTCGGGACTATTTGGATTAAATTCCAGTCCACAGGATAAGGATAAACCTATAATCGGAATGGCAGGAATCGAACCTGCGGCACATAGCTTATAAGGCTACTGCTCTACCACTGAGCTACATTCCATTAACCCGGATTCCCGGGTTAGCAAGGTATTTATCGTGTTATGCCTGCCACTATCCGATTTTCACGGAAATGTTGATTCATTTATAAGGAGGTGTTACCAACCAGTCAAACTGACTAATGAATATGTCGGAAATTGCATCCGCTTTTCAACCTCCAGATTCCGCTCGAATCTGTTTCTATTAAGGACATATTCACAAAAGAAAGGAGGACATGAAGCGAAAAAGAAAGCAAAAACTTCTAATCAGCAAGCCCTACAAGGTTCACCATGCCTTGCAAGATTATAGTATCACATTCTGAAAAAAAAGTTGTCCCCACATTTACAAGAGTCAAAGCATACTTCTCAGTTTTTCAACGTATCTTTTAACAAGATCACGTTCTTCCCGGCACTCTGCGTCTTTGGACATATCGCTCAATTCTGTTGCGAGTTCGTTTAGGTGTTTTTCTAGTGCGGAAAGCATTTTCCTCTTGCATTCCTCTGACTTTCCAGAGCGATAACTTTGTTTTTGTGTCATATAGTCGCTATAAGCATCTCGTCCATCGGAGCGACTATAGTACCCTCTTCCGGTTCCGTAGTCACGACTTTCATCACCGTAAGAGCTGCCACGATCATAATCCGGGTACATCATTCTTCCATCACTGCGGCTGTATCTCCCCATGCTGTCATGTTTGCGACCTCGTTCGCTATACTGATCACCGTATCCGTTTTTCATCTCATCAAGGACAGTGTTGTAGTATTCCACCTTTTTGTCCCAATACTGAGTGTTCTTGATATCTTTGTACATATCAATCAACTTATATGCCATATCCAGGTTTCCAGTGGTCAAACCATTGTCAGCGATTTTTGACAGTTCGTCTTCTATTCTTGCGCATAAATCTTTAATATCTCTCATAACTGCACCTCCTAAGCTTCTCTAGTCACGACAACGTTTGCGTTCGCAACAGAAATTGCCTGATCGCTAGTGTTCTCTATTGCGATATTAACGCAACAGCCACGAGGTACGTCAATATAGATGCCAGAGGACACATTATTATACTGGTCTACTGCTGCCGGTGTAGAAATCATCTGAGAAGAAAGAACTGGTTCGCCAGAGATTGCAATGGCCAGAGAAATAGCCTCGACAGTACCGCCTGTTGGAATTGCAATATTGCCGGAGAAGTCTACGAAAAATCTAGCTTTGCACTGGTTAGTTAATCCTCTCAGGGTAATGATTCCGCTTCCCTCTCTGTGTTGAATACAGTTAGAGCCCTTAACTGCTGTGTTTGAAAATACTACATTTCCTTTTGCTGCTACAGTCTGAGCAGCCACATTTGTAAATTCTGCCATAAAAATACTCCTTTCATATAACAAAAAGGACAGGTCTCAGCCTGCCCCTCTGTGTAAAACGGCATAAGCCGACATCCGAATCAATCGAAAGATACTCTCGATATGAAGTTATCAGCAATTACATCCGGTGTTGCATCCGCATCCAGAATATGGATATGGCGCTGGGACTACGTAGGATGGCACAGGCATAGGATTTATCCTACGAATCAGTTCCGCTGTCTGTGCTTCCTGATTTGCCGCAATGTAAGCATTCTGTGCGGACTGAGAAGCCGCCAGTTTAAGTGCCTGATTCTCTGCTCTAAGGTCTGCTGTCTCTTTCTGGCAAAGATAATCAAGAATGGCACGGGTGTTGCTGTTCTGATTGTCCAGAATATCTCTGGTGCTGTTGTTCATGGTGTTCTGCAATGCACAGGTGTTCTGCGCCATATTGTAGTTTACGCCCTGAATCGCTTCTCTGGTTTCACAGCAACAGTTCGCAAGCTGCGCCTGCAATGCGTTTGTATTCTGCATATTGGCTACAGTATCGGCATTGATTGCCTGCTGGATTCCAAAGCCGGTCTGCATGATGTTTGTGTTGATTCCATTGAATCCGGTAAGCATACCATTATTCATGGCATAAAAGCCATCACAGAGGCCACTATTGATTCCGTCAAGCTTGCTGATCACCGCGGAATTGTCAAATCCTCTCTGGATGTCTGCCTGAGTAGCTGCTGTGGCTGCATATCCGCCGCCATTGCCATTATTGCCCCAGCCGTTGTTTCCCCATCCGCAGAATACGAACAAGAAAAGTACGATAAGCCACCATGCTCCATCTCCACCAAACATGCCGTCATTATTTCTACCATTTCCAGTAGCAGCGGCAATGTCTGATAAGCTATAATTTCCATCCATAGTTATAATCTCCTTTATTGTGTATTTACATCAATCTGGCCAGATTGTAATGTACTATTTCATTCCTTTCAGCATGTGCTGGAATTGTCCTGCCATCTGCTGAACTTGATTAAGCTGCTGTTGGGAAATCTTCCCAGACTGTAACATTTTTTCAACTTCTGCTTTCGGGTCTCCCTTAAAATTCTGCTTAAACTGCATAAACTGCTGTATCATCTGCATTGGTCCGTTTCCCTGTGGCATCCCACCACCAAGCGCGTTAAATAGTGGATTACTCATCTGCGTTTCCTCCCTTGACTGCTGATTCTTGTTCGGTATTAGCCCTAACAGGTTCAGAAAAAGAATTTAATCTACTTGCTATAGCGTCGCATTTGGCTTTTAAATCGTCGTATTCCTGCCTGGTGACGTATTTATTATCCATGTTCTGGGCAGGCTGTTTAGGTGGCATCTGAGTGCCTACCTCGTGATACTCAAACGTCCGTAATGGCTGCGGCATACCGGAAACGTCTGTAGATTTTATATAGAACTTTTCACTCTCTGAATCCATCAGTAAAACGCTTGTCCCGGGTGCTACCAGATAGGATTTTGCGCCTACTTCGCCGGAAACCCACAGGATACCATTGTTATTCTGCTGTGGTTGCTGTACTGGTTGAGCTGGCATCTGGACAGGCTGTTGCTGGAACTGATTCATCTGCCCCGGAACGCCAAAGCTGTATTGATAAGGATTGTTATATAATGCCATCTTATACACCGCCTTTCTGATTATATTTTTGCATAAAAAAAGAACCGGAAACAGGTCGTTTCTGGTTCTAATTAGTACCCAAAAAGTATCAACACACTTTGATTATTTTATTATTTACTCGGCGGCTTAATCGTTTCGCTGTAGATATACTCACATTCATTTGTTCAGCGCAGTATTCAAGAGTGTATTCCTTACATCTCAACCGGAACAGTCTTTCTTCGTCCGGCGTGAAATTACACTCTATCAAGAACCTGTCTATATCTTTCTTTGTGAACACATATAATTTCATGAGCATACCTCTTATTAATACAATTAACGCTGATTCTGTGCAAGATAATTTGTAAGCTTCTGTTTTGTTTTTTTTAATTCCTCTACATTGTCGCCGCTGATCTGACTGTCCAACATGGTTGACAAGACCTCCAGGATAAGGGAATCTCTCTCAGCTATTCTCTTTAACGTTTCAAAATCTCTTTTATCGTGGTCTTCCAGGATTTCCACTCGCTTATTAAGCCGAAATGCCGGAGCAATCCATTTAAAAATAACAGCTGCTGCCCCTCCAACAATTGATACCCCTCCGCAAATTGAAAGAAAAAATTGAATAAATTCTGATATGCTCATTCAGCTACTCCTTTTTTCCAGTAATATACCGGGATCTCATTACCGCTATCCCATGTATCGAAATATTTGCCGTCTTGCACTGTCACCACATGGCCATCTATGCAGAGAATGTACGTGCCGGCCGGATGATCTACACAGAAGTCATTCACCGTATAAATATACCGCTCCGACTGCTCCACTAGCTTTCTATGGAATCCTTGCTTCGCCAGGTATGAACCCCATACGTAATTTGCACTTGGCATATCGGATAAAGCACACGCTTGTACCATCAATCCGGTAAACACCGTTTCCCAGTCAAGGTCTAAAGCCTTACATATCGCCCGGACAGCACAGTCGCCTACACGCTGTCCTCTTACCGGATTTGGATTGAAATACACCCATCTGTCCATAGTTACCTCACTTTGCCCTCATAAATCTTTTTGCTCCTGCATTTGCCCTGGACTGCTGCTTATATCCAAAGTCTGCTACCTTGTTACGGTAATATTGTGCTGCAAGATTGTTTTCCTCGCAGAATTTATTATACTCCTTATTCTGTTTAGTCAGCTTAAAAGCCATTCGATCATATTCCGATCTTAGTTTTTCTTTTTCAGAGTCTGGTATATCGTCTGAGTTGATTTCTTCGTTTTTCATTATCAGCTGGCGTTTAGTTGCTCTAATAGAGCGCTCCATAGCTCGCTGCTTCTGGGTATCTTCGTAGATCTTCTTATTCTCTTCAGAATCAATCTTGTGTTCGTCCGCCCATGGATTCCGTAATCCTTTTGCCCATGGCTGGTGACTATGCTTGCAATTCCACCCATGCAGTCCGTGCGGATCCACAACGGTTCCTTGTCCGGTTTTCGGACTTATATCATATCCGGTACTCTCCAAAAGATTTGGATATCCCGGTTCCGATCCAACTATTGAGTAAGGTTTTCCCTGCCAGGACGAATGATCTCCGCAAGGAGGCTGTCCTTTCTGTGCTGTTCTAGCTCCCAGATGGGCTGATACGAGGACGTAATTTGTCTTTGCCTGCACAATATACTGATTAGTGATCTGCGCCGCTGTCTGGTTCATACTTGTTACTACGCAGCACCTCACAGATGCTTCAAGGGTTCTTTTTGCACCGCTTGTTGGATAATCCACCATAATTCCTTTTTTGGCATAATTGTCCAACACATCACAAATTGCAGTGGTGTAGGATTGCGCACCGGAAGCAACACGGATTTCGGCTTTGTCCAGCAGATTAATTAGATCACGTTGAGATTGATTTATGGTCGTCTTGCTTAGATTGCTAAGCTCTCCCAATGTCTTTTTAAATTCTGCATCCATCACCGCTATCACTTCTGGATTTTCCAATGGTGGACTTATATTCTCATCAATCCCTAAAAGGATATCTTTATCATTATTCCAAGATGTCATCACGGCATTTTGCAGGATCCGTCTAAGTTCTGGCTGTGTCATTTTTGTAAGCTTCTGCAATTTCTGTTCAATGGCAACTCTGCTTTCTCCTATTTGCGTGAGCTTCCAGATAAGCCGATCAGCTGTGGCAGTCATTCCGCCAGTCTGGAGAATACGCCGGGAAATGTCCGTCATTATAAAATCTTCCAGTTCCTGATAAATTGCAAGGATCCTTTTTTCTTTTCCGTGGAAATACTCTGGTGGAAGCATTATTTACCACCTGCCGTTTCTTTTACAAGCCGCACCCAATCAGATAGATGTTCCTGCTTAGCACGATCAAACCAGTGATCGGACGTTCCCGGTGTATGATATTGTAATCTTCTCCCTGTGGGTGATTTTTTAGGCGGAGATGTCCATCCGATAATATTGCCCTGTGCATCCTTGAGCGGAATGTTCGGACCATATACTTCTCCCGCGTACAGATAATGAGCATAAGGAGTATTGTATTCAATCTCTCCGCCATCAATTCCCTGCGGATATCTTACGCTGCTTCTCAATGCTCCTTGCTGGAAAGGTACATAAGGTTCGCAGTCCGCTACAATCTGCATATTCAGTTTCGTTTGTGCTTCTTTCAAATTGCTGTCAATTCGCTTTGTATCGAATTTGATATGTACATTTCCAACATGATTATTGATCTTCATAGACTATTCATCCCCAAATAATCCACTTGCTTTGTTTTCCTTATTCGCTTCTTCTGCGAGAGCTTTCGCATCCTCTTCACTGAATCCTTCAAATTTTACAAAATACAACCATGCCGGAACTTTGCCAGTGGTCACATACTGCCACCATCTTGCACGGTCGTTTTCACGCACATACAGAATATCGCCAAAGTCGTAATTGACTTCATAAGCCCCAACCGGTGCAAGCCCGTACAGATCAGCGTAGACGTTCAATGCGTAAATAACTTCATCTAGGCAAGACTCTAACTTATCCCTTACATCCTTGACGAACTGCACTGTCCTCTGCTGTTCCGCTTCTACTCCTGTAGCTGTCTGAATGCCGCTAGATTCGTTAAATACAAAGTAGCCATTGGAGAATCCAATCTTATATCCTAACTGGCTTAAAAGGGCATTTATGCCGCTTATGCGGGTATCTGTGTTGAGCTGTGGATTGATTTCTTGATAGAACTCTTTCTCGTCCTGTCCGAATACATTCTTGACAAAGTGCGGTAATCGCATCTCATTTCGTCTATTTTCCATGCCCTGTGGTGACATGGCTGATACAGGTGTACCGCTTGGCATCAGCAGTCTATCATCTGCCAGAACAATCTTCTGCGAATCAAAAATTTCTCCGGCGTTTCTGCTGTATGCAATGTCGAGGTCTTTTAACTCTTCAATGGCTTCGGCAAATATCGGAAGTCCAAGTGGTGTGCTAATGTCCACATTGTTCGCCTGTGGTGTCCGTAGTACTCCATATAGTGGTCCATCCAGCTTCTCACCGTTTGCCTTGAGAATTGGTGGCGTGTCTTCCATGAGGTCAGCCCATTTGGTCTGTTTAAGGTCGATTTTATCACCGATTGACTGAGGAGATTTTGACACATAAGCCCTGTTTGAAACATAATACGGATAGGTTGTCACTCTATCTATTGTAGTCTCAACAAACCTATGATATTCAAGCCGTGTGTAGTATTTCCGTCCAACAGTATAAGAATCCTTAAATATAATCCCTTTAATCTCCTGATTGTCGTAGTCCACTATCATCACATCTGCTGGAGTAAATACGTCAAGTCCTTCCCCATTTGGCTTAATAAATACTGTTCCGTAAGCACAGCCATATTCTACCCAGTGACGGATTTGGAAATATACCTTGTCAATCTGCTCCTGTAGCCACGTAGCCCTTGCGGAACCATCAATCTGAATGCCGATCGCCAATGTTGCGAGCCGTGCTGTCTCTGAGCAGACAGATTTCGCGAAATTAATCGTCTTGATATTATTCTTGTCATCTAGCCAGTATGGAACGCCTCGATATATGTTCGCACATTTATTAATCAGTGATTCCATCTCTGGAAATTCTGCTGCCTGGATGTTAAAGTCCTCTTCGGCTTGCTTTTTAAAAATCATGTTAAACCACCTTTTTAGCGTTGTTATAAGTCCCATTTAATCTACCTTTTAAAATCCATCCATCTTACAGAAGTATCTCGCACAATAATGTCTTCATATTCTACAACTTTTAATATTTCGTTAATGTCAGATGATCCATATATTTTTAAACCGATGCTTAAGAATTTATTTATTTTATCTGAAAAGTACCTATCTAACATTTTATGCACTATTTCCCCTTCTTTTCCACAATGGTTCTGTAGCATATCTAGTTGCATCTATAAAATGATTGTTCTTGTCTGGATATCCGCTGATGATATTTCCATCTTTGTCACGCTCATACTCATATTTTTTAAACTCTTTCCGTGCTTTCGGTGTTCTCCGTGGATCAAATACAAGCTTCTTTCCTTGTAACCACTTCGTTGAGTATTCAACACTTCCAGGTCCTTTGATTGCATCCCTTGCTGGTAATCCTTCATCACGGAAATCACTTGTAGATTTCTTTTCTGCGCTATCACAAGTAATCACATAGTCACCATAGCCACGTTTTTTGATTTCAGCTGCTGTTTCGCTATTCTTCTTTTTATTTGCCCCGTATTCATCTATAAAGTAAATCGTCTCCCTTGCCGCATCGTAATGTATACGTATAAAAGCAAATGGATCTGGGTACCATCCCCAGTCAACGCCTTGGTAAATCCGGTCGAAGCTGGCAATCTCTTCATCTGTGATTTCTCTATCCTCAATAAATTCAAACACATTACCGCCATTTCCATTTGCAATGCCCATGTACTCATGTTCGTAAGCGTTTGGATTTACTGTTTTTAGGTGGTCCGCTTCTTCAATAAATGGTTGTCCTAGCCATTCTGGAGGAACATCTAAATAAGTTGATGAATGTACTATTCTATTTTCTTTTGATTCAAGTACATACTCATTAGCCCAATTATTAGCAGTTTTCGGAGGATTGAAGCTCTTAAATATCCACGCAAGGTCGCCACCACGGATGGCGGACTGTTCAATCTTACGAATTTCCTCAGGTCCCGCGAATTGATCCAACTCCTCAAACCAGAGAATGCCAATATATCCAAACTCAGGGTTAATGGATTTAATCTTGTCAGGGTCATCAGCACCACGGAAGTATATCTTTTGTCCGGTTGCTTTTAATGTAATCTCCATAGGTGATAACTTAGAATCAAATTCTTCTGTAAATTCCTGTTTTCTAATAGCCCATTTGATTTTGTTGTACACAGAATCTTTAATAGTATTCCCAACCTTACGGCAAACCACAGCATGGATGTCATGATTGTTCTTCATCAACTCTACTATAGTCATTCCAACAGTGGTTGATTTCGTGGAGCCGCGTCCACCCTTAAACACATACTCCAGATGTTTCTTGTCTCGAATATCTCTAATGGCCCAATGAAAGCAATCAGGAATGTTATACAGATCCATGTGATACTCTTTTGCATTTCTGGCAGCTTCCTCCGCTGCTTTCTTTTCTTCCTGCTCTTGCTTAATTTTTAATGTCTTTTCCAGATCATTCATAGATTTGAGCTGATCGGAGAAATCTGGAGCAAATCCGAATGAATCAGTCAGCTCACCTCTTGCGATCATGGAACGGCGTTGCTGAATTTCTGCCAGAGACATGATATCAGTACCTTTTTGTTTTTCGATGAGAGACTGTTTTGCAGCTATATAGGAAGAAACCTCAAGTTTTTTCAAGTTCTGTTGTCCCATTGAATATGCTGTTTTCTCGCTATACCCAGCTTTTCTTGCGGCATCAGATGCATTTCCGCCATTCTTTATATATTCATCTGCAAACGCTTTCTGTTTAGGCGTTAAGTCCATCTAATCACCTCTGTCTATCCTCATTTTCTGACCGCCTCCCATATCTCTTTTAAGCACATGACTACATCATACTGGGATGCAGTTCGTAATATTTCATAATCACAATCTTTCCATTCTCCTCTTTTTGTAAGATGGAGTGTAGGTGTTGATATAATCGTTACTGTAATCAATCGTTTCTGCTCATAGCTGTAGAATTGTGATGTTCCAATTTTTATAATTAATCCAGTAGATAATATAGCTTTTTGAAGTTTTCTCATAACTGCTTTTAAGTTTGCCACATTATCACCTCACAAAAAACTGCCACATATGGTACATATCTATAGATATATACTATATTACCATACATGGCAGAAAAATTTGTCCCCACATTTTAATATTAATTGTATTATTATATTTCTCTTAGTTTTCTTAGAGTATCATAAAACATAGCTATTGCCTTGCGCTTGTATGCATAGAAATCGTCTCGCTTTGCCGGTATGTACTTTGTCTTCATGATACGGTCATAGGATTTGTTTGTTACAATAGATTCATACACCAGAAGTTCAATCCCCGGCGGGCAAGAGCTTATGCAGCAGTGTAAAATATCGTGTCTCTGCTCTTGTGTAGCTTTCTGACATATATCCCTTAATCGGTTAATGTCTTCTGGATATACTCCAAAATCAACAAGCGACTTTTTCCTGGTTCGCATATCATCACTCCTTTTTATTTCTATTTATTACGCTTGCCACCAAAATGTGCAACTAAGAAAATAGTGCCAAATGATCCGAATATTATTCCAAATGTAAATGCTATTAAACTATCAATCATTTATATCACCTCTTTTCCAGTCAAGCCGCTGTCCGCACTTATCACAATAATAATTCGATTTATACAAATTTTTCTCTCCGCATATCGGACATGTTCCTCTGATACTGTAATATCTACCAGAAAAATCCCTGATAATTTTAGTATCTTTCGGCTTCATCGGAATCTGTTTTTTCATTGCCTTAACAGCTACTTTCCTTACCTCGGATGTACATTTACCACCATAAGCCGTGCTATCATAACTTAATTCTTTTAATGCTTCTTCTGGTTTCATATTAATCCTCTGCTCCAAATATTTTCCTTAAATTGTGCTGATAATTTTTCACTGTTCGTTCAAGAGCGTTATAAGTTGGTCTTAATTTACATCTTTCTTTGTAACCATCGCATCTTGTTCCGAAAAGAATAGAGTTTCTACATATTCCGTCTTGACTTGCATAACATTTATTCATTCTTCATCACCTCCAACTTCTTCTCTATCGGATTAATAATCTCTTCCAATACCTGCTGTTCATAATTTTCTTTCCAGATTTTTTCTCTTTTCCAAAATTGGATTTTCATAATCTCATTTATTAAATTAATACACGCTATTGCTTCTAACATTCCCCAACATCCATCACAGGCTCTTTCATTGCACCAGTTTATAAATTCTTTAAATTTCATTTTTGAGTTCCTCCAACTTATTTTCAGCTTCTTCACGGGTGAGGAATACCACAACATTCAATTCTCCAAGCCATTCATCCTCGTTCGCCCATAAAAACCATCTGCCGTCTTTTCCGTATTCAATTCCGCTTACCACGTTTTTTCGAATACCCATGCCATATATATCCCATACAGTTGTGCCAATAGGACACGGAAATCTCACAAGCAAGCCCTGTTCTTCTAAGTCTTCATAAGTGGCGAGTTTTTTAATCATATTCTTTACTGTTTTGCAATTTCCTGCACCCTGTGAGCAATTATCGCAATATGAACTGCACATAATGCTTCGGCGTTCGTTATATGTGATTCTTGAAAAATCTCTTTTTGTTAATCTCTCCATCTACTTCACCTCTTCCAATTGACTTTCTACGGTATCTGCAAGTAACAACATTGATTCAATAACTTTATCTGTTAATGACATTCTATATTTATTGTCAGCAAAATACTTAACGTGAGCTATTGCTTCCTTAATCTTTTCTTCGCACACAACAATTTCGGATGCTTCATACAAGGGCTTATCATCACTGTAATAAGTTACATTTTTGTTATCGTAAAATTTTAACATATTCGGAATCGGAATATTCAGTGCATTTAAATGATTTTCTCCCATCCACTTAAATCCCTGTAATTTTGCCATTCTTAAAACTTTAGAATACTCTTCCTGTGTTCTTACAAATACGTTTTTTCCTGTTAAATCAATCATCAGAATCCCCTCCTCTTGTAATCTCATCGATGCACTGATTCCAGCCCTCCACAAAGCCAGCATCAGACGTATTAGCTGGATAATCTCCATTGTCTTTTTCTGGCAAATCCATAAGCGGACACCAGTCTGGTCTTGATTTACTTTCACAATCATAATGTTCTTCTGTCATCAGAATTACATCGCAATCTAAACAGTCAGCTAATTCACAGCATCCCTCATATTCAAGATTTCCACAATATTCAGTTCCGAACGGGCAGCCATAACAATTTTCTGGCGTGTCAATCACTAATACTGATTTGCTCATTCAACTCCACCGCCTTTCACGATTTCGATTGCCCTGCTCAGTCCAGCATTGTATCCTTGATGCACATCAGATAAAATACATTCTGATTCAATGAATTTATCTCTTTCCAATTCGCTAATAGCCTTATCCACATCAAAAACTGTCGGTTGCTCATTGACACAATCAATAAACTCTTTCTGGTCGGAACTAATACTTGTTCCAATTTCCCAAATTTTGATGTATTTAATTAATTCGTCAGCATCAATCAGTCTACTCATTCAGTTTCACCGCCTTTTATAATTTCATCAATTATTGTATCTTCTTCTATGCAATATTTTTCAAATAAATAATTCTCTAATTGTTCCACAACCTTATCCACATCAAATGCCGTTGGCTGTTTATTAACACAATCAATAAACTCTTTCTGGTCAGAGCTAATGCTTGTGCCAATTTCCCAAATTTTGATGTATTTGATTAATTCGTCTGCATCAATTAACCGCATTTATTCATCCTCCCACACTCCCAATAACCGCATCCTCTCATACAGTACAGCGACGGTCTTACGCCGGTATCCATAAAAATCCTTTGGGTTCATCGGGATATATCTTTCTTTGCTGATTTTCCTGTAGCTCTTCCGGTGTAGGATATTCTCTATAACCATATCCGCTATCACCGTGTTTTTCGGACAAGCTGACAAGGCGGCACCGGAAAGCAGGTATCCGTACTCTGCTGGAAAGTCTTTCAGCATCGTATTCAGTTTTTCAATGTCCTCTGCCGGAATACCGTAGTCCTTCAGCTTCTTATTCCTTGTCAGCATAATCTCACCTCATTTCAATAATGCTATAAAAAGTGTTATTGCAAAGATACCTGTCATAATATCATCAATTTTTCTTGGCTGGATTTCACCGTAAATCATCAACTCTAATCTACGCCATACAAGACACCAAATGTAGATTGCTACTCCAGTCATAAAAGCCGCTTTTAAAGCTTCCATTTGTCTCTCCTTTCTATTCGCCTGGGTGGTGCTTGTCGTACATGATCGCTACACATACAAGACCAGTTACTCCGACTATGATTCCAAGTGTAAGTCCTAATAAGAATGTAATCATGGCTCATCCTCCTTGACATAATCTTCGCATTCCTCTGCGTATTCATAGCTGTCCATCATGTCACACCGGTTATCGCAACCGCCTTGTTTATCACAGCAGATGCAGCACTGTGTTTCACCGTCCGGACACTCTAATTTACAATATCCCATTTAGCCCTCCTTATATAGCTCTGGAAGTGGCGTCCAGGCGATAACTTTATACATCCTTGTTCCGCCGTGTCCGTCCGAATATTTGTCCCATTCAAGATACCCATATTTCTTTTCGTTCCAGTATCCGGCGTCACCAAATTTTAAATAATTCGCAATTCCATAAAGCTTTTCAGGTGTTCCATAGACTTTTTCAAGAGTTACAAGACACTCTTTTTCGTCTTCCGGCAATCTCTCACTGACCGGAATCCATCCATTTTCTTTCTCATCATCCATATTTTCGATATAATCCATGATTTTAAGTCCCAACTCGTAAGCCGTTCCTTCAAAAGGTTTCCCGTATGGATTTATTGTTCTTTTTATGTAATCGTAAATTTTACTTTTATCGCTCATACTTCCACCTCTACAAAATACTTTTCTAAAGTTTCTTTTGATATCTCAATCCATCTATTA